TCGAAAGCGAAACACCCTTCCAGAGCCAGATCTACAGATCGGCAACAAACCACTCTGGAGCAAGTCAACGATTGATACATGGATAACCAAACGAGAGAGCAAAGGTAACTAACATGGCAACCCGATACGAGATTGACGTTGATGTCATGGTTGATCGCATTCGAGTCAACCTGTTCGATAAGAAGAGCAAAGCGGTAGCAGTAGGTAGTGGCACCACGATCGTAGAAGCATTCACTGATGCCTACGATCTCATCACCACTCAAGTACTGGAGGTATAACTAACTTCTGGGTTCTCTATGTATCTCGATACCCAGACTTTGACTATCGATCTACTGGTGGGTAATGTACTGACCAGTAACAGGCTACGAGGAGGTGGCTATGGCTTATGTAGTGCAACGCGGTAAGCGATTTACCGCCTATTATCGTCTCAACGGCAAACGCCTCTCGGCTGGCACATGGGATTCCTATGCCAAGGCTGAGGCTTCGGCTATGAAGGCTGAGGTTCTGGGCTTCTCAGAGCCTTCTGGGGCTGATTCCAGCCTTGCCACATACTTCACCAAGTGGCTCAAGACGGCTGATCTTATGCCGATCACCAAGAAGCACTATGAATTAACTTTTCGAACATACGTTCTAAATCGCCTAGGCTCTCATGAAGTAACTTCCATTTCGGCCAAACAGATTCGAAAGTTACTTAGTGATCTTAGACTCGAGGGCGTTAAGCCTGCCACGCTGGGACAGATCAAAGCATGCCTAGGGTCAGCCTTCGCCTCTCTCGTGGAGAATGAGGAGATAGCGGTCAATCCCACCCATGGCATCAAGGTCAAGGTCAACCAGCCAGACCTGCACAATGTCCTAGAGCCTGCCGAATTCAAGAAGATACTAAGTAACTTACCTGGCGGAACCGGTTCCGGTGCAAAGTTACTTGCCAAGATGCTCGTTCTTTCTGGTGCTCGCTTTGGTGAGGCTACAGAACTCAGGGTAAAAGACTTCAATTTTAACTCTGGCGAGGTATTTATCCAGAGACGCGTGAGTGAATTGGGCGCAACCTACAACTCTGGCGAGAGATTCAAGGTTATAGATGCCACCAAGTCGGGCAGAAAACGCTCAATAACACTCTCAAAAGCCCTATTACATGAGATTAAAGCGTATGTCCTAGCAAAAGACCTACAAAAAGATGACCTACTCTTCCCAAGGAGCATCGTGTTAACGGCAGGTAAACTAGAACCTTCACGCGAGATCGATACTTCGCAGCCATACGCTGCGGGGGGAAAACGCTTCAAGCATGGAACGCTATACTCCTACACCCATGGTGGCTGTAGATGCCAAGCCTGCAGGGAGGCAGTGCGAAAGCACCGCCAAGCCAAGGCAAGGTCAAAGGTAAAGCAGACCATGACCAACGATAAGAGCCACTTACCGCGTGGAGTCTGGAGAACTACATGGAACCAAGCAATAGCCAAGTCAGGAATTGGCTGGACTCCTAGAACCCATGACCTCCGTCATGCCAACGCCACCCTGTTGTTAAAGAACGGGGTAGACGTACATGAGGTCAAGGAACGTCTAGGTCACCAGTCAATTAAAACAACGGAGAGGTATTTACACCGCCTCCGTCACCAGCAGTCAACGGCAGGAGAACTCGCCAATGACTTTATGGAGTGATGAAACTATGAAAGCAATATCAAAAGCAAGAGTCATGCTGGGAACTATCTCAGCATCGGCAGTAGCACTATCGGTTATGATCGGGTTTTCAGCCCCAGCCATAGCCCCAAGCAACGCACAAGCACTAGAGGCAAAGATGCTCGTCCTCAAGCAGTACGAGAACGTGGCAGTCTTTCAACCTACTCAACTAGTCAGCCTCTTGAAAGCCACAGGTTTTCAAGGACAAGCACTAGAAGATGCTTGGGCGATCGCTATGAAAGAATCACATGGAAATGCGCTTGATTACAATGGCAACATTCATACTGGAGATAACTCGTATGGACTGTTCCAAATCAACATGCTTGGCTCTATGGGCGCAGATAGAAGAGCCTATTATGGTTTAGCGTATAACGCTCAACTGCTAAATCCTGTGAGTAATGCCAAGGTTGCTTATCTTATGAGCAATGGTGGCAAAGATTGGAGTGCATGGAAAGGTCTGCATACTCAAGCCGTAAAGACTTGGTTAGCGCAGTACCCATACAAAGCGACACCTCAGGTACACAAAGCAGTAGCAAAGGCAAAAGTAAAGATCAAGACTGTAGGTCATCAGATCAAAGCAAGTCGCAAGACAAAGCCTAAGAAGAAGTAGGAGCACGAGAGCCCCTCGCAAGAGGGGCATCTCATCACATCGGAGCACACTATGAGTACTAATTGGAATTACCAATACCACGAGTGGAAGAAAAAGCGCCAAGATACAGAGCGCAGAGTTAAGAGTCAGTGGGTGCAACCTGAGTTGCCATACAACACTGTAAGTCCCCACCAGCAATCTGCTCAAGAACAATTTTTTAGTCACGTATCTAAATCCAACAGAATAAGCGATAGAGACTTTCATGATTTATTCTGGAATCATCTTGTGCACGTAGGTTGGCGAATAGATACAGACAGTTGCATAGTACTTACCTGTCTAAAATGTGATCAGTCTCTATTTTCAGTAGACATCAACACAATTGACAAAATGGAACAAACAAAGACTTCTTATTTAAGAAACCCAAAAGAGCACATTAGTCGGCATACATGCAAAGAGGAGGGCAATGATGCAGTGCGGGAATAAAAAAGCCTATCCAACCAAGTACAAGGCAGATAGAGCCTTAGGTATCATTTGGAAGGTAAGCATCAGTACACAATCAACACGAACACGACCTTGTAGGTCATACCAGTGCAGTGAGTGTCATAAGTGGCACTTAACTAGCAGGTACGATGTTGATCTCAAGGTAACGCAAGAAAGCCCTACCAAAAGGTAGGGCTTCTTGTTATTTAATTAACTCGTTAAGTTTATCTAGCCTAAAGCCTGACCACGAGTCGGTCTCAGTGACCACTACAGGTGCAGACCTGTAGCCTTTCTCTTCAATCAACGGCATGATTTCAGGAGAGTCTGCAATCATCTTTGCCTCAAACTCTATGCTCTTCATAGTAAGAAAGCGCTTAGTACTTTCACACTGAGAGCAATTTGGATTACTGTAAACAGTGATCATTGATTATCCTTCACAAGTTTAATCTCACATGCATCAGTAGTGCAGTAAGCCTCACCAATAGCATCAATAGCCATACCAGCATAGACACCAGCGAAGTCGATTGGGAAGAGAGCCTTACAAGCCTCCTCGTACTCTTCCTCTGTGATCTGTGTGTACGGCATTTGTGGGTAGACATCATTCATCATAGGCAAGAATGAGACAGTCTTTAGTTGTCCGTCATACATGTGCAAAGCCGTACCAATAGCAGATGCCTCTGTCTCTGGGTCAAAAGATACAGTGACAGATACAGAGTTATCTGACCAGTATCGTTGAGCCGTAGCAGCAAGAGCCATCTTCTCGTAAATAGATACGTCCTTCTCAGAACGCTTGGCTTCGCTCTTGATTGGGAAGAACACAACAGAAGTTCCCTTTGGATCTTCATTGGCTGGCTCAATACGATAGTTAGCCATAGTAAAGAGAGCAAGCATTGGGTCGTTATTACGGAAGCGGATTGCACGATTGAAGTACTGACCGCCAACAGTCCAGTGAACTCCTGGAGATTCACCTGCGAGGATAGAGACTGTGCCTGATGGCTTTACAGTTGTAGTCTTAATTGACTCACGAATACCAAGCCATTCAGAGTAAGACTTGTCATAGCCCTGAATAACTTTGTAGCCCTCGTCCATCCATGAACGAAGAACTGGCAAGCCCTTGTTATCTGCAAAGTTAGCAACGCCAGAGATCGATGTACCGATACGGCGATTGCGTTGCATGATTGCGTTGGTCTCTTCCCAGTGGGTAGGGAGAAGAGTGACAGTCTTTGCATAGAGGTAAGCAAACTTAAGAGTGCGCTTGAAGTCCTCAAGATCGGTATGACGATTGAGGTATGTCTCAACCAAAGTACAGCACTCATAAGACTCAAGAGATTGTTCGGCGCATGGGTTATAGCCTGAGATGCGCCAGTCTTTGTTGTTCTCTGGATCTGCAAGTCGTCCATACTTACGAGAGACATCCATCCAGATAACTCCAGGCTCTCCGTTACGGGAAATTCCCTCGATGATAGGGGAAAGATCCTGACCTACTGATACTTCTACAGAGTTGTTGGACATCCAGCCATAGGCAGCACGCTCTGGATACATCTCATAGTTCTTAAGGTTCAAGAACTTCTCATCATCAATACGACCCATAAGAAGTTCTGCAGAACGGCGAACGTTTCCAGAGACTACGCATACACCGATGCGGTTACCGATATCTGCAATATCCGTGCGAGTAAGTAACTCACCAGCACGGCCCGCAAACATAGAAGTTACTTCTTTGTGGAACTCGATGAGGGAGTCGGGGCCAGCCGCAGTTCCGCCAAATGTCTTGATCGGCTCTCCTGCTGGTCGGATTTGGCTGTAGTCAAAGACAGGCCTCTTCTGATCTGGCTTAAGGAAGGAATTGATGAGGGCGGCTGATGACTCGACCCAGCCCTCGCGTGTGTCGGGAATGATGTAGTCGTATTCGCCTTGTGGCTCATAGATTGTGAACTCCTTATCTGCGCCCTTATCATCGAAGCCAACGCCCACACCGAGCATTGAGGCTTCCATAAGAAAGGCAAATGGTTTTGCTGGATCTGTCTTTGTCATCGAACCTGTCGAGACAAAGGCGCAGTTCTGCAACGCTGCAGAGTTACGTTGTTCGTTAACAATAGGTGTACCCATAACCCAGAGACCACGTCCTGGAGGTGTCCACTTCAATTCAAATAGGCGATCGAACGCTTCCTTAGCCGAGGCTGCAGCCTTGGCATCAGACCATGGCAGGCGGTTTAACTTGGCGTGATCTTTTTGAAGGGAGTACATGCCATTGATGACTCGCTCGCATACATCTACCCATGTCTCCTTCGTACCATCTGCCTTGAGGCGTGAATAGGTGCGGAGATAGGTGATCTCACCGACTGAATTTCCTGCAGCATCTTGGTAGCCAAATGGCGCCTTCTTCGTCCTGTACGGAGCGATGAAGTCGTCAGCCAACTTGAATGAAAATAACGACATTGATATACCCTATTTCTTTACTTGTATAAATACCCTGAACTTTTGGGGCTCTAATTGTGAGGCAACGAAACATACCATGCACCTGTTAAGAAGCAAGTTTGACAAGTGCTGGGACAAAAGGGTAAACGACTACCCAGTTTCATACCTGTTAGTATGCTGTTATCAGATACTACTAATCTTCGATAGATGACTGAATAATCTTCGTGACTGACTCTTCCTTGAGAGTTTCAGGTAGTTCACGAAGTGCTTGAGCCCTATCTCCGAAGATTGCGGACAGCACTCCACCAGAAGATTGACGGCTTGCAGTGATCTGAATGAACTCTTTATTCTGATCCATCTCGTTGACATTGCCAACCAACTTGAGTAGTCGATCGATCTCTTGCGAGAGATTTGGATCTGCGTATCCACCATTCATTTCTTCAGCAAAACGCATAAAAGCCACTCTTTGCCCCTGCATTTCGATAATTGCAGTGAGTAACGCCTTGAGTTGATCTTTTGTTTTTACCTCAACTGGCAGGTTGAAGGCGCACTGATTCTGGGGCTTAAAGGCTGGACAATTGCTTGCAACGAAGCAGGTGTCACACTGACGAAGGCTTGCCTGTTGGGTATGAACGACGGGGACATCTCGCAGAACATCCTTGCCGTCATCTCCTGTCTCTACGATTGTTTTGGTCTTGAAGCCAAACACTGGAAGATTTTGCATCTCTTCTGGGGCGCGTTCTACCACTTCGGAGCGTTCTTGTTTCCGCACTTCGGGAGCACTAATGTCAGATGGTGTACCCCCCATTTCCATCATTAGCCCCGTATACAGATCATCACTGTTATCAGATACTATGTCCTTTTTTCCCCCATCAATGACGTGGAAGGTAGGCGGTTTCTTCTCCATAGCGGACTCCATCTGTAGGTATGACCAGACTGCAACTCTAGTCGATTCGAGGGTACTATCTTTAACAAACTCAGAATAGTCTAGCCCAGCACGCTCTACGACAGTCTTGTAACGGATGCGGGCTTGGTCTTTCATGCGCTTGGGATAGCGCTTGATCTGCTTGCCGTCCCAGACGATCGTCTCGCCTCTACGCATAGGTGAGAGCCACGACAATGTGCTGGCAGAGCCAAATGGTATCTGTCGAAGGTTGTCTGGCTTGGCACAGCCAAGGGCGTGGAAAGTGGTTCCTGTCTGCCGTGCAAGACCGCGTGTGACACCTGACAGGTTAGTTACCGACTCAATCTCAGAGTTAGGAATAAGTATGTTGGGATAACGGCCCGCAAGTTCTCGCAAGTTACTTATCCCGTAGGATTCATGCCAGACTACCCATAACTTTGGATCGTTCTCAAAGAAAGGACGCTGGGCTTCAATCCACTCTCTACCTAATACCTGTGAGTCAAACTCGTGGAAGGCTAGGGCGCGATCTGCGTTGTTGACAAGAAACTCTTGGTATTCAGAGGCTAGGGCGAGTAGTTCCTGCCTTGATAGCCCAGCCTTATCCGCTTGAGCAGCACCTGACTCAATGATGACTTGAGTCTCAGGAGTGAAATGTTCGCTAATCAGCCAGATCTTAGTCTTAGGCAACCCACGCTTACGAAGACCCCAGAAGTTGAGTCCCATCGCCTCAACTTTCATACCTTCTAAGAGCGTGCGGTTAGAGCCTACTTCGGCTCCTGAGAATACGATCTTAGTCAGAGTACTCACCTATATCGGTGGGTGGTCGAGACCTTTCCACAGAACGGGCAATGTTGGCTCTATTTACTGCTTCTTCAATCTCTGCCCATGTGCGATATGGCTTAGGAGCATCTGGGCGGTTTTCTACCTTGGCATATGAAGGATGAGAGAACAGAAGTGTGGCAACTCGTTGATTCTCAAACACCCATGCACACATGGCTGGGTCAGAGTCTACATAGAACTCTACAGGGGCTTGGCTACGGAGTAACTTGAATTGGCGTTTTTTTAGGTCGTCACCTTCAAGATGTACCTCATCGCAAACAAGGTCGTCATAGCCAATAATTCCATGGCTAAACAGCCATTGTTCTGCATCAGCCTTGGTGCGGGAAGTTAGAAGTGCAACACGATTGCCGTTGTTGAGTGCGTAATACACCGCAACTCCTGCTCGTATTGGTTCTCCTGTATCAGAACTTAGTACCCCGTCTAGTGATAGTAGTATATTCAACGTTTATCCTTGTCTAAATGCCTGATTCTCTTCCATATAAATGCGCATTACTTCCTGAAGGATGTGGGTAATTAACAGAAGGCTTTTGTATTTGTGGTTTTGGTATGTTTGGTTTAGTGCCATCAAGGTATGTACGGTTACCTACACTGTCAATTAAGTGGCTAGGTCCTTCTACTTTAAAACCCTTAGGAGAAGTAAAAACAGAAGAACCTTCGTTTGTAACTGCAGAACTATCCAGTGGAGAAACTTTGTGAACTACTCCAAACAACGACTGTTGTTGAGCATGTCCTGGAAGAGATCTCGTTCCGCTCATAGAGTCTTGAGCATACATTTCTGCAGTTTTAGGCTCTGAAGTAGAAAATGCTGTTCCTTGAGAAGTGGCGCCACCAGGCCTAATTACTTCTCCTGGTTTCATGGCTACATTGTTTCCATGGTACAACTGAGGTGTACTAGACGGTTTAAATTGTGCTGGGTTTGTAACTGTGTGCGAATCTGGAAGGATATTACTTGCAGGTTTAGACATTCTTTGAGCAGCACCGCCAAACATATCTAGTTGCTCTACGTGACCTGCACCAGATAGATGACCAGCATCAGAACTAATGCGAGCAACACTGCCTACAGAATCTGCACTCTTAAGCATGTCTCCGCCCTTAACAGCAGCATTTAGACCAATATCTAATCCTTTAATTCCTTCACCAATTCCAGGAACAACCATCGCCGCTGTAGAGGCTGCGTTAATTCCTCCCATAATTGAGTGGCCAATACCACCAGCAATACCGCTAAATCCACCTCTAGAAAAGTCTTGTCCTGCTTGCCTAAAATCCGTGGCACCAGTTGTTGATGAAATGGCATTACCTAATGCGTTTGCTTTATAAGGGGAAAATGTGGTTCCACCCGAAGTGGTTGCAGGAGTTGATGTAGTCGCAGTTTGACTTGCCATTGAAGGTGCTGTTGGGAGTGTGAACCCTCCAGAAGAGCCCATAGATGAACCTGCTGAACCAGAAGTAGAGGGACCAAACTGACTACCACTTAATGATGAGGCCATTATCGTGTACTCCTGTAAGTTGCTGCTCTTCTAATAAGGGTCTGAGTATCTGGTAACTGTACGCCGTAGTTCTCTTCGGCAGTTCCTTCTTTGTACGCTTGCAAGTAGTCGTGCATCTGGCGAAGTGCTGGAATGGTTCCGTATTTCTTTCCTGCTTGCCAACGATAATTGTAGAAATCTGAATAACCTTCGCCGTTTTGGTTAAAGGCGTATCTACGAGCATGGTGAATATCATCAAACAACGCTGAACCTTGAGATAACGATGCTTGCAAACGTGTTTCGGCATTTCTGCGTGCTGCATCGTTTTGAGCACCTTGTAAATCTGCAAGGGCTTTGGAGTAACGTCCGACAATATCTGAGGCTACATCACGATCACGTTGCGCTAACGCTTCCCATACAGGACGATAAGGTGCACTCTGTTGTTGTGGGTGTACAGTCCACTCGTTGTGCGTAAGATCGTATGCAGCGTATGGGTTGATTGACGTAATGTCTGTTGCGCCAGGATTAACGTAGAAAGTTACTTCAAACCCATTCCAGTTTTCTGTCTCTGGTTGTAGGTAGGTGCGAAAATCTTCGTTGAGCATTTGGCTGATTTCTGTATCGCCAAGTCCAAGGTATTCAGGGTTGGCTTTACGGAATTGAATATAGTTTACTCCGATAAGAACATCTAGATCTCCAGGCTCACGAGCAGCAGACCATTGGTATGAAACGCCAGAACCAGCAATCCATACATGTGCCCATAGATCGGCATGACGATACTTTTCATGCAAGAAGTCAAACAGCAACTGCATCAAGCCAGAACGAACCCAACCTTTAAGTTGGTTGCCTGAAAATAAACGAGGATCTAAATCGTGTTCAGGGGTAGAAAAATAGGACGTGGCTCTGCCTTCTAAATTGATAGGTTGAACAAACCTATCGAGACCATCAGAGCGATTCATGCCCTAAGTCTATTAGTTTTGAGACGGTTCTATGCCTCTATCGCTTAATGCATCTATGATTTTTGCACGTATTTCTGCACTAGGATCAGTGGGGCGCATACCATTTATTACCAATTTGGCAACGCGTTCAGCCAAAAGTTGGTTATCAATCTCTGAAACCAATTCTTTGCTGGACTGGTAAATATCAAAGGTAGTGGCTTGTCGAGAAACTCCTTCGCCAGCAGCCTGAGAAACAGTGGTAATTGAACTATCGTCATTAATAGTTACTGTGTAGATTGCTTGAGCCATTTACTTTCCCATCAACTTGCGTTTACGTTGGGCTACACCAACTGCTACAGGGCAAAAATCGCATAGGTAAGTTTTTGGTCCTGGTGCATCGAGGTAACTGCCCATACCTTCTGCTTTTCTTTCTTTTTGTGTTTTAGGAATTAGCAAACGATCTTTTGCGTGCCAATCCAAGCAACCTTCTTTTGGCTTATTATGTTTGCTATAGCACTCCATTGCACCTTCCATGAAGGTAGAACGGGAGTCATAAAATGAGTCATCGAACTCTGCAAGACCAGCAGATCCTCCACCCTTAATCTGGCGAATGATCTCTCTCTTGGACTCTGTAGATGCCCAAACCCTAAGAGGAAGAACAAATAACTTGCCCTTGTGCGGTTCGCCTGAGGGAAACACATGTACTTCACACGCAACTGCAAGAAGATGATCTAATTCAACTGGGCCGTCATAAGGCGGTAACTCTTCTAAAGTTCCGCAGACAAGGCAATAAAGGAGCCGAAACATTGGCTCATTTTCAGATTTGCGTTCTCCAAGTAGTGGTACGTTTGACATAGTGCTCCCTTGTTAGGGAACCAACCTACAAAACCCTAAACGGGCTGTGGGGTTAAACTAGTTGTTTTTTGGCGCTTTAGGACTGTTGTCGTACTCAGGCATTGCCCATCCACCCATGTGAGGCATATGCTTTTTTAACTCTGAGCCGTGAGGTTGACCTGAACGATAACCTTTAGGACTTAACCAACGAACATCAGCAGTATGGCTGTAATCACCGTTTTCGTGATAAAAGTTTATTTTACGCTTTGGGTTGTCTCCACGATCAGGAACCATTGTTGGCATGATTACTTACCTGGGTTTACCTTATTAGGCATTTCAGAGGTAATAAACCCATAACCTGAGAATGGGTGAAGTGACTCGCGGTTACGCATGGTCTCTTCGTGACCTTGTCCTGGGATAACCTCTGTGTTAGGGCGAGCCTTGCGGTACTTGCCGTCAGTTGCACCCTCGTCAAGTGAACGGTTCATTGAACGTGAAGAGTTAACTGCCATGATTACTTCTTTCCCTTTAAGGTTGCGTCTAAGGCTTGTGCTGTTCGGGCATAACGCTCTTTACGAGAAGTGTTTTGCCACAAGACACTGTCTTTGGTATTGGCTACATTATGGACGATTGCTCGTTCTTTAGCACTCTGAACACGGGTTCGTCTGCGATCGTTGAACCAATTTGCAATCATGCCATTTTTCCTTTAATTCGGCTTGCCTTTGCCTGACTTAGGCAGTTGAGGCATTTACCTTGGTTATACATAAATTCTACTGGGTTCATAATGACTCCACAGGTTGGACATGGAGCAGATCCACGATAATGCATGGCATTTTGCATGACCTTTTTGGCTTGCAATTCCATTGTCTCAGCGCCGTCGCCATCAAACATTAGTTAGTCCCCAAATCGTTACGGCTGCTACCAGTGTAGCCAGCAGGAGATCCTGAGTACCAAGAAACTCTAGGCTCATGATAATTGCGATCTACGCTTACGACATCCTCAATTCCTGGCTGAACACTTGGGCCGTAACCATACCGATCAGGAAACAATCTAATCTGTGGAAGAGGTGGACGTACCATTGTTTGAATGTCTTTTCCTGGAATACCCATCACCATAAGTGCTTGAGATGTTAAACGTTCCATGTTGCTTGACCAAGGGCCGTTATACGACCAACGTTTTGCTACTTGATCAGGCTGTACTGGTGCACGCCATGGTTTGGTGTAGTCGTAGTTGCCGTCAAATGTCTGTGTCATTAGAACAACTCCCCTTTGTCATGGTGCTTTTGCATGTGCTCTTTTGCAGCCCGCAGTGTTGGGTAGTACAGCCCAGTTGGGTGAGATGAGAACCACACTCTTCCTGTTGGAGTGTTAGACGCATCTACTTGCAACCCACAACAACCCGTGTATGATCCTGCAAAGTTTTTCTTTACGCTAAATTTGTGACCACTACCATGATCAAATTCTTCAGATTTGGTCATCCGATTGCTCCTCGATGTTGTACCCACGTTGTGGCTTGTACCTTGTGCGGTAGTTCAATACCTAGTTCGTTTGATGCGTGCTTATACGCCTGCTCAAAATGCTTGTAACGACCCATAGCACTTAATCCAAGATCAACGTTTGCTTTTCCTGGCATGTTCTCTGGTGTGGCTGTGCCACGGAACGGAATACCTACCGCAATATCGTGAGCATGGCGATCAATCGTTACAGGGTTTGGATTGCTAGGATCAACAATGTTCTCGTAAAAACTACGGACTTTATGTCCACCAAGAACTGTGCGCGGATCTTCTCCTGCATGAATTCGTAATGCTTTGTTTAAGTTATCTTCTGTGTGTGATGCTGTACCGTGATGAAACAACTCGGTTGCTAAGTCAATGTTACGACCCCAACCAGTCTGGGGTGAAAGGGCTGCAATAACTCCTGCGCCTCTTTCTACATTTCCTTTTCCTAAAGTGTTTGCAATATCGTGAGCACGCTCGTACCACTCGTGTCCGCCTTTTAACATCTCTGGAGATGCTTGGCGATACTTGTCCATGATGTTACTTACATGGGCTTGAAACTGCTGTTGAGCAAGGTTCTTATCCCAACGACCGTGTGGATCTACGCCAAATTTAGCCATGTTATGCCCACGCAGGTCTCAAGTAAGCAAGCATCGCTTGACGGCGTGCATTAATCTCTACAGGTTCGTTAGCCATTGTGTTGGCTTTACCATCGTTAACAAGGTGTGGAGCAGGAGCCAACTGGGTTTGTGGTGCAGCCCTTGGAACTTTAAATACCATACCGCCATCAACATCAACCAACTTGGCTTTCATTTGACGCTTAAGACCGCTCTCCATGTTGACAGAGTCAGGCCAAAAATACATAGACGGCTCAATGCGCTCACCTTTGTGGACGCCACGTTGGTATGACTTCTGATTGACACGATTCTTGATTGAATCCAATAGGCGATCATCGCGACGTGAACGGATTGTGCCTAAATAACCGTCAGGATATTCTGCTGATGGGATACGTCCAACACCAATACGAGACTGGTCTAAGGAATCGCGAGCAACAGGGGTACCAGCACCTGTTTGGTTGTTGTACCCATACATGCCACCAGCGCCAAGAGACTGCCAGTTCTGTTGCGGAGAAAAGTTGTTATAACCGCCAGCCATTATTCACGACCGATCACTTTACGTTGCTTCATAGCGCGGTTTGTGTTGATTGTTTGAAGCACTTCACCAAACTTATGTCCAGAATCTGACGTCTTTTCCCAGTCTTTGTTCTGGTATTCAGACTTGGTAAAACTTCCCTTGCCACCCTTCATATCAAGAGCGCCAGGACGGTAATTAGGATCTACATCGTTCTTACCAAATTGACCCATGTGAAGAAGAACTGCACCGCCGTTTGGTCCAACAGTTGCACCCTTTTTGTTTACTGGAGTGTGTGGCAATCCGTAGGATTCCATTTCACCAACAGTTGTACCCATGGAACGAGCAGCATTTGGCGTTGGAGCCTTTACTGAAATGTCTTGAGTACGTCCCCATGCTCCGTGAATTGCTCCAGGAACATTTGCTGCTACAGCAGCATTTTTATTGTGAAATGACCCAATGTCTTCACTCGTCAAATCGTGCTCTGAAGTATGTTCTGCTTCAGGAATTGCTGCAGTCATAAATCCACGACCAGTTACAGGCTCACGGCTAAAATAGCCGATAGATCCGCCACCGTGCTCTTTAACGTGTGCAGCAAACTCATCGTTGCTTAGTGGCATGGTTACTCCTTGACGTCTGGCAATGAAGATTTATTATCTTCAAATTTGTAAACTGTACCTGCAGTCTTTGCTGAGTATGGCATAGTACGTCCTTGACCCAAGGAACGGTTAGACCACGCTGTGGCTGCTCCGCTGCTTGTGTTCGTTGATGAACTCAAGGAAAGTGGTGCAGGTGTTTCTTCATGGTGCTGAAACATCTGTCCGCTTTTCATGTTTTCACCGAACTCGGACATTGACAACATATTAGTAAGACTCACCCATTGCAGCGTTGAAATCAGGTGCTTGACGTCCCATGACTGATGGGATTGTCTTTGCATTACGCATTGTTGCAGATGCTTCGATTGAGTGCACTGCTGGGAACTTAGCGCCAATCTCGTAGCGAGCGCCCATGCGTTCTGATTGCGCTGCTGAACCAGCAAGTTTGTTCTTGCGGTTAGCCTTGCCACCAGCAGTTGGATCTGCTGCCTGTGTGTTCTTGCGTGGACGTGACATTGTGTTGCCAGGTTCCGCAGATACATTCTCAAACTTGTTTGCTTCCATGCCCATATAACGGCGTGGTGAGTTCTTGTGCTCTGCTGAAGAGATTACGTCTTCTGGAGTTGGGATGTGAGATTTCATTGAGGCACCTGTCGCTTCGAGATGAGATGAAGGAGCACCCATGCGACGGCGCATCGCGTGTCCTAGTGATGTCCAAGATGGCATATTGACTCCTTAGTTTGAGTCTATGATACGGCGGTTTTAAGACGCTGTAATGTGAAATACGATGGCAGAAATTGCCCCATCACGAGAGTCGATGGTGGTAAATCCTGGCTTATCTGTTAGATCCATGCCACGAGGTGCAACATAGCCACGAGCAATCGCAATTGCTTTTACTGCCTGATTTACGGCTCCAGCACCTACTGCACGAAGTTTTACTTCACGCTTGTCGTAGCATGCATGGGCGATCGCTGAGGCAACACTCTGAGGGTTGGAACTAGCGCTTACTTTGAGAAAATCTTCTCCAGATGGTGGAGTTGGTGTAGTCAATTTGTAGTCCTTTGTGTCGAGTTAGTGCGCCGCTCCCTACACAAAGGGTACATACCTACAGTCTTGGTTGGTCCCTATACTTGGAATCTTCCATTTGTGTGACTACTGCCTTTTCGACCGAATCAATTGAGATTTTTCCAACGAGCCTTGCTAAAGCGTACGAATCGGCTGCATTGTCGTCGTTGAATTCGATACCCCATCTTTTGTAGATTTGCAGCAGCATCTCTTGCTTTTTAGCGTTTCCTTTGCCTGATGCATACTTTTTCAATGTCATAGGAGGAACTTTTAGTGGGAACTTACGAGGGTCTTCTTCATCGTAATGGTCAAAAATAGTTAGACGGACAACAGCAGACAATTCTCCAAGAACAAGGGCTGCTTGACTTGCTAATACTGTTCCTTCTAATGCCAGGTCTTCAACATCCCAATGTTCATCCGCGTAGTAAAGGTTATCCGATAACCATTGACGAATATCTGCCAGTCTTTCAATCCCAAAATACGGGGACTTGTATACCCATGTGATGTAATTGCTTGGAAGGGAAATGTCTAAAATCGTTAGGGCAAAACCCGTAAGGGACTGATCAATACCTATAGATACTTTTGAGCCTTTTGGTATTGGGTTACCTTCAATTAGTTTTGTTGGCAATTAGGTCATCCATTCGTTGTCGGACTAGTAACTCTAGATCCTGCATGGTTCCCTCGTTGCTTAAAACTTGGTCTACATCGTAACCCTCTAAATCATGCTCAGATATGTGACCATTAATTGCTTTTACTCCTGGACGTTCTACACGCCACAGTTGTCCATTCATTTGTTTCAACATAGTTGCTTCGTTTTTAAACCGAACGTCGGTAATAACGTAATCCGTGTCTACGTCATGTAATTCCTGAAGAACAGAGATTACCCAAATATCTTCACCTAAAACTTTACGAGCACCTACTCCTAAGTCTTGAAGAATTCGACGAAGTTCTGGCTCTTTTACTTTAGCCCTGTCCCAACCTTTTTCGTCTACCCATTCCCTTAAATACACGGGATTAAATACGTCGTCGTAGTCATAACCTTCAACAATTGGATTTAATTCGTAGGCTAACTCACGAATTTTGTCAGCAAACGCTACACGAGTAAACCCGTACTCACTGACAAGGATACTTGCGACAGTATCCTTGCCAGATTGTGCGTAGCCAGTTAAACCTATGATAGCCATGGGAGAGAAATAAATTTTCCAGTCAAATAGGAATTATTTGTAGGTATAGATTTAGAAACCATCCAGTTGTAGGTTGATTGCCATGTTCCTTGATTGTTTAACGCCCACCATGCAGACATTGCTGCTGTGGCATTTGATGTTCCTACCATGAACTTTGTAATACCTGTTGGCTCTTTTACATACCAACGAGCATTAAGATAAAAACTTGTTTGAGCGTTTCCATTGCTGTAATTAGCGATGGTTGGCTTGGCGTTAACATCGTAAGGCTTGCCTGATGATCCTGGATCTGGATTATCTGTTGCTCCTACAGAAACCACATCTGGCAAACATGCGATTGAGTTCATCATTGTTCTGTTGGAATTGTTACCTGTAGCAGCAATAACCGCCACGTTTGCAGCCTTAAGAGCCTCTACATCATCTGCTGTTCCAGTAGGAACCTGACAGCCAGCAAACAAGGCTCCTTGTGACACATTTACAACTGTAATGTTGTATTTTGCGTGGTTTGCAACCACCCAATCAAGTGCCATTTTTACGGCATTGTTTGTGTATAGGTACGGAACGTTAGGACTAACAATTCCAATAATACGAATAGGAATGATATTAACTGATGGATTTACTTTTTGGATAATAGAGACCATCTCATCTCCATGAACCAAGTTAGCGTTAGTTGCGGTGTTACCTGTATTTGCTGCGCCAATTCCATCCATAAACTTTTGCCCATTAGGACATGTTCCATACTCAAGAATGCATACTTCGTCCACAATATGTGTGACTTGCGAGGTATTGATTCCTGAATCAATGACTGCGATCGTTTGTGGTGCATCTGCATGTGCTGGGCTCATTAGCCCTAAAAGTAACGTTGATGCTAGTAATACTTTTTTCATATGTCCCGCCTCATTCTCTCGGATGTTCTCCGAGTTATTTCCCTCGAAACTAGAGTGATGTCCCGCTCTTGATTGTTTAACAGCATCTCTAGCAATTTACGATAAGCATACTTCTCATCGGCCACATCACGCAAACTGTTGATTTCTGGGTCGATGTCTATTTGCGCCTTCATAAGGGTCACTGTCATGCCTTTAGGGGCGTTCGTTACCTTGGTGACCATAGCCATGCTTTCGGCGTACTCAACCTCTCGTATAGCCTTTTTTTCGGCAATTTGAGCCTGGGCTAACTGAGCGGCTATGTAGTCTGCCCATCCTGTAAGCACTGTAAACATCTCAGCCAGTTGTTCTCCTGTGAGAACTGTGATATCGGGAGGCAAAACCGCCTGATTGTAGGCAGGCTTTGGAAGGTCTACGCTTGTGCTGAGAGTGGGATCGAGTTGCATGACTTACAACCTTTCTTAGGATCTACGTTACATTCAGGCATAGTGCCATCTTCAATATACTTGAGAATCTTTCGTACTTTGTTAAACACTGGCTCTACAACTTCATAGTTAGCCTTGACTGTGAACTCTTTATACGATTGATCGGCCTTTAGTTCATACAAAAATACAATCTCATTAGGGGCTTCACTGCTGAACATGCGCTTGGCTAGTTCTAAATACATCTGTCCTTGAAGCATGTGACTGCGAAATGGTCGTCGAATACTCTTAAACGCCTGAGTTACATCGTTATCAGCATCCAGTAATAACTCTGGCGCTTCAAATCGAAATGTGCCTGCACCAATAGATTTAATTTCAATGAGGCAATCGTCTCCGATGCCTTTGATCCAGCCATCAGTGTGTCCAGCAATTCGTAGTTCTTCATCTTTAAGGGTAACTTCTCTATATTCCATTGTCTTAGAAGTACCGCACTCATCACACTCAGGGGAAGTAGCAGTTGTCACTGTATTGCAGGCTACACACTGAAACTTTCCATAAAGAACTCCCATATCCTGAAAGCGCTTTTGCCACTTAGCGTGGATGTAATGTCCTTCATCAAAGATGTTCTGTAGTCGTAGGTTTGGTTTATCGATAGTCTTTTCTCCCCCTGTCATAAGGTGGTAAGAATATCGGTGGCAAAAATCATGCTTGATGATTTCAGACGGATGAAAAACAGTTGAAGATCGAGGCTCTGGCTCACGCTTAAGCATGTACCGCTCAACGTCTCCAAGCAAACGGGTTGGAACTTTCTTAGCGTCTAAAAATTTATCAAGCATTGAAGATGTCATGAGCCTATCTTTCCTGAGCGAATATGTAGTCCTTTAAAGTCAACGTAGTTTTACGAGACTTCTTATCTTTTCTGTACTTCCTGTGTAAGGCGTTTCGCTCACGATGGCTTAGGCCTCCCCAAATTCCGTGAGGTTCATCTCTACTTAATGCATCCCACAAACAGTCGAGTCTAACAGGGCATGGATTCTTACCTGTTTCTCCAAAACAGTACACCTTTGCTTTTGCAGCAATTTCTTTGTACTTTTGTTTATCTCTAGGGGGATAAAAAATATCTTCTTCTCCTTGAGATTTTGGAGCGGCTCCGTAACAACGAGCATTAGCCCACCAAGGTGTCTCGTCATCATTCATGTGTCGTAAGTTTCTCCCGAAGTTCTAAGTAATCATCTTCGGTAAGAATGACGTAGTTTTTATCGTTCAAACTAAGACCGAAAACTGGCGTTCGACTTTCCAAGATTGCGTGAGTTACATTCTTTTCTAGGTCAATTGCTTTTAGTGTGTATGTTTTTTTACCTGTGTACTTGTGTTCGATAAGCAGATCGTCTGACCTAACATCTCCTTTTCGTGACCAAAAGGAACCTGAGCCAGCATTACGAGAACCGCCAATTGCTTTGGCTAATCTCTTTTCATGCTTTAACGATTGCTTTTGCCCTTCAGTCTTCAAGTTCGATCTTGCCTTCCTCGTAACCCTTTAGCAGTTTAGGTACAAGGAAAAACAATGCTTCTCTCCAAAAACATTGAGAACATCCACAAAATGGTTCTCCTGATTTTGTTTCAATAATCTCATCATCAGAACTTTCCCAAACAGCCTCAAAAAGCATGTCTGTGTACTCTTCGACGCCCTTCTCAAGTTCATGAGCCCAGTCAGAGTCATTGACAACAAATTCCTGCTTACTCATCGATTGATTCTCCCATAGGTAGGTCTGATGTTTCAAATACTTTCTTTTGGATTTCTTCCTTTAGGTCTACTTCTTCACGAATACTGGCGATAGCAGACTCAATACCTTGCCACTTGCGATCTCCGTAGTAGTACCATCCACCCTTACGAGTGATGATGTCTTTTACCACTGCAAGTGAGGCTACTTCTTTTGCAAAGTCAAACTCTCCTGGAGCACATTCGCCACCTTCTGCAAAGTAAAAATCAAAGTAAGCAACACGTTGTGGAGGGGCGCTCTTATTCTTGAGTGTTCTTACCTTAATACGTTGACCAACTCTAACTTTGTTGTTTCCTGAACCAACTTCAATCCACTCATCACGCTTTACTTCGCAACGAGTAAAGAATGCGTAGTTCTTTCCTTCTCCACCAGGGGTAGTGCGAGGGTCACCGTGCATGACTCCGATCTTCATGCGGTATTGGTTGATGATCAGACCAAGTACTGGTCGCTCATCTTCAACAAGTGAGCGCTTCATAGCAGTTCCTACAACGCGAAAAAACTTATTAGTGAGTAAAGCGCCCCGTCCCACAGTCGCTTCAGACATGTCCTTTTCCATTTCGGGTGCGGGAGACAGAGCAGGAAGAGAATCAATGACAATCGCATCAACAGATTTAGATTCCGCAAATTGAATAACGGCTTGATACGCCTCTTCCATGATTGAAGTTTCGACAACGATAACACGATCAGTATCTACCCCACACATCTCTGCGTATTCTGGAACCCATTGCTCTGCAGCAACCCATACTGTGGTGTGATCAGGATTTACTTGTTGATTTGCTGCAATCGTTTTAAGCGCAAGCGCTGTCTTGCCATGCGACGGCTCACCAATGAGTTCGTTCCACTGGTTACCAGGAAAACCCCCTCCAAGAACATAATCAAGGGTAGTACTACCGCTAGTAATACGGGGAATAAGATCAGAGCGAATGTCACTTGCAAGAACAACAACGTTATCTCCAAACTTTTTGTTAAGAAGTGCGATAACTTTCTTTGCATCATCATTCATTAATTCACTCTTCCAATAATGTTCTGTGGGTTGTAATTGTTTGTTGTGTCATTTCCTCGCGCTGCTTTAGCAGAGCCTTCAATATGTGCGCCTGCCAGTGATCCGTATTTACTACCTGACTGTTCTACTGGATAACCACAATCCATGCAACGTGCTTTTGCACCCTGTACAGACATGTACTTATCTGAACCACAATCTGGACACGATCCCGTCTGTGTAGAACTTGGCAGTCGAGGACCTACAGGTGCTTGTGTTGGTTGAGGCATCTGTGTCATTGGCATCTGCGATGGGGCTATAGGCATATTTGCAGGACGTGGTTGAACTGCAGGCTGTTGTATTTGTGTACCTAACTTCTTGGCCCAAAAATCACTCATTTGGCTTCACCCCATTTATCTACAATTTTTACATCTGCAATAAGAGGAACTGTAATCTGTGGAAAAGAAATTCCTTCCATCGACACACGGATTGCCTCTGCTACCTCATCTGCAAGATGTTCTGGGGTAACAGTAACCAGTTCATCGTGCACAGTCAAGAGCACGTTTACCTCTGGTTCGTCTAAGAAGCATGAGTGTGCCCTAACAATGGCTAATTTCATGATGTCTGCAGCAGACCCTTGAATTACGGTGTTAAATGCCTGTCGTTCTGCCCTGGATCTAAGGCTTTTCTCATTACTACGTAACTCTGGAAGATAACGACGTCTTCCTAGGAGAGTTTCTACATATGGGGTTGGGCGCTTATTTTCGGCTAAACGCACAACTTTGGCCTTGTACCGAGCAATATCGTGGAATCTTCCTGTAAAATCCTCAAGAAGATCTTTGGCTTCTTTTAGACTTAAACCTAGTTGTTCAGCGATCTTATCTGGACCTACACCATACGACATGGCAAGAACCAATACCTTACCTGCTTTACGATTAAGTCCGACTGTGTCACCGATAGTGGTGTACACATCCCCACCTTCTAAGTAGTTCTTCATCAAAATAGGGTCGTTAGAAAATGCTGCAATAATCCGTGGCTCAATTTGAGAGTAGTCAGCAACAACTAACTTGTATCCCTTGGGTGCGATGAACAAGTTACGAATAAGTTTTCCGTACTCACCTCCGCTTGGAATGTTCTGCAGATTTGGTTCAGAGGAAGAGAACCGACCTGTTTCAGCACCATGCGCTTTGAAATTTGTATGAACTTTGCCTTTAACAAGGAGTGAGTCTTTCTTGATGATCTTAGACTTTCCTAGATTAGTTCGGGTAATGTCTCCACCAAGATATGGCATCACATATGTTGTCATCAACTTATTTAAGTCCTGGTAATCCAAAAGAGCATCTACGAGATCGTCTGTGCCACGAAACAACTCAAGAGCATCAGATGATACTGAGTAATGCTGAATTCCTAGCGGCTCTCCAGCGTTCTTTTGAGCGTAGCCTTTAGGAGTAAGTGCGATCTTCAAACGGGTATTTGGCTTTAATCCTCGTCCACCTTCGCTCTTTGGGCTAAACAACATCTTCTGTTTTTCAGGTATGGAGTTAAGAGAGAAGGCTTCACCCGTAATCTTCCACGCACGTGCCTTTGCATCATCTAAGTCTTTATCAATACGTGTTTTTAAAGTTGTTAATTGTTCTGTGTCGATCGTTGCTCCTGCTAATTCCATGTCGCAGAGAGCAGCAACTACGTCCATCTCCAACTTCCACACTGCTTGAAGACTGCCTTCAAGTCGTGGGTCTAACGCCTTGTACAACTTCCAAGTAACTTCAGCGTCAATTCCTGAGTATTTTGCAACGTCTTCAAACGAGTGAACTTCTACCTGTGCTCCAACACCTTTTTCAACGATGATACCTAGTTCCCGTTTGGAGCAGTCAGCAAGACCAAGTCCTAGACGATTGCGGTTATCAATAATGAATGAGGCCATCAAAGTGTCAAAAAAAGGTTTAGTAGGAACTATTCCTCGGTAGTACTTTGCAATCGACTTAAGGTCAAACTTGACGTTGTGACCGATCTTCAACTTATCACTAAAGAACAACGGCTTAAGAGCCTTAAAGACGTCACCAGGAAGAAGTTGTTTAGGTGCTGGACCAAAGACTGGTCTCCAGTTTGCTTTGTTCTTAGAGTAATCAGCATCGGTAAGTTCTTTACCTTTTGCAAGTTTGGCTTGACCGCCTTTAAGAAGGTCTTTATCCCAACGCAAAAACTCACCATTTGGATGTCCCATGGGAATGACATCAACGCGACCTTCTGTCGCTAACGAAATCCACAAAACGTCGTTGACTACAGGTTGGATTCTATTTTCACCAACTGTTTCGACGTCAAATGCAAATGCATCTACCTTGGAGTAATACTCAACAAGGTCTTCTAACTGTTCTTTTGTTGTAATTATGTTCATTTATCCCTCAATAAATAGATGGAGAGAGCCAGTGATAGGGCTGGCTCTCTACCGTGATTGGAAGTTACTCTGATTCGCGAGCGACTTCAAGTAGTTCTGAGCGAGGGGATTCTCGAACTACCTGTGCTGCTGTGTATGGCACAGCATTCGCTACTAGAGCATTGACCTGATCAAGGTCTAACTTCCAGTCCTCAGCAAGATCACGAGCGCGAACAAAGTTAAAACTGTATTGAGTTGTTCGGCCCATTCCCATGCGAGAAACTTCCCAGAACTCTCTTGTAAGAGGTCCTTTGCGCTCATCCTTGTGGGATGCAACGATTTGACGTGCTAGAACTGGAGGCGCAGTAAGTACTTGTACTGACTGTGTATCACCGCTAAGAACCAAGACGTTCCATGCGAACTTGCCGCGTGGCTTGTCTCCTAGGATGTCGCAGAGTGGGCAACCATTTTCTGAGTTGGCACTGCAAACAAAGGATTTACGACCCTTTGGGCGTTCGATCCAGTGTTGCTCATATACTGCAAATGGCTCATCTTGCAGGAACTTGATGAGTTGAGATGACTCCGTAAACTTGAAGTCAGTTGGGTATTCGCTAGATGTTTCTGGCTTTAGCAACGCTTCAAGAGCGCTCATACCAGATTGGATTGTTGTTCCTACTTTTGGTGTAGCGTCTTCTTGATCTGGATCAAGTGCAGCGCTATACGCGTCAGCAGCAACTGTTGGTTGTGTGATAGGCATGTGTTTTCTTTCTGTAAGGGGCACGGCATAGGCTGTTGTACATAGACGTTGCCTAAGTCTGGCTCTCGGTTGTTGTGATTTCCTTCCAACGCTCTACTAGAGCCTCTGTAAGGTCATCGTGTTCGTTCCACTCAATACGAGCGGAACCAAGTAAGCCACGCTTTGAGAATTCCTCAATAGCGGACTCGATGAGGGAGCGGGTATACACCCGATTTCCTCCAGTCTTTTGACCTTTTAAAGTCTTAGACCGTAGTCGATACGGGGCACGTGGGATATACCCTTTGCGCTCCCACATTCGGATGGTAACAATGGTTTTTTCTAATGCGTGTGCTAGTGCACCGATAGTAAAAACCTCTGTCTCTTTACCACCAAGCATTTTAATGATGGGATTTTCATCCCAGCCATTACTCTCACCGCTTTTACGGCGAGAAACCTTTGGGTCTAACTCGCGACGCTTACGCTTTGATCCAGGAAGATATTCAAGGTCGGCAAAGGCTGCCTCGATCTCTTCGTCGCTGCGCATGTATTAGTCCTTAATGATTGTGTGGGTTTGGAATTAACTTACAGAAAGTCTTTCCATCAAAAGCAGTTTTCCAATCGTGATGGATTCCTTGTGGGTCAACACACACAAATCCAGAAAGATTAGGGGTTGTTGACGCGTGCGCTGGAACTACAGACGCTGCAAGAATAATTGCAGTAACAGTTAAAATCTTCATCTTTATCCCTTATCCATTACTAGTGCCCATGATATTTGTTGTGGATACATCTCGTCAATTTCTTGTTCAGTAAGTTGGTCGCTGTACAAAGCAGCCATCAAAGCATCTTCGTCAATAACACGAATAGTCTTGTAGAGTTGATCGCCAAGATTCTTTGCTTCAATAATTTCTTCTGCTTTTGCTTCGTTAATTTTACGAGAAACACGGCGTTGCTTTTTAAAACCAACAACACCATCTACTTCATCAGGAAGTTCTAGGATTACATGACCATCAGTGTCTGTTTCGCCAACTTCATCAATCTTTTCAAACAACTTATCGCGTAGAGTTTTTACTTTAGACTCAAAATATTCAATCTGTTTTTTAGAAAATATGTACTCTTTTGCTTGAGTAGTCAACTCATCTTCAGATGCGATTCGTGGTTCTGTTGGCTTTACCCTCGCCATTGTGCCTCCTAGTTTCTTCCTGTAAGGAAACTTATCAAACTTCCAACTGTCATGTCAATTCCGCCTTTAGAATTGATTCCAGCCCCATCAAGGACTGCATCTGCTACGGCGTTCTTTTGTTGGAGCATGTCATGTTGTCTTACTTCTATTGAGTTTTCCATGATCATGTCTTGAATAATCACAGTTGGCCACCTGCTAGATGCTCTTTTGATTCTTCCGTTTCGTTGTACAGATAGTCCTGCACTCCATGGAAGGTCGTAGTTAATTAGTAGGTTGGCATTTGGCAAATCTACACCATAACCACCCGCATCAGAGGAAATGAACACGCGACACGCGGGATCAGTTAAAAACTTCTCTTTACTAGCCTCTTTTTCTTTGGCATCCATAGACCCTGTGTAAAGGGTGCCACCCACTAACTCCTGAATTTTTACAAGCATTCCTACATAGGAGGTAAAAATAACAACTTTGGCATCTGGATCAGTATCTAAGTGGTCTTGGACATACTCTTTAAGAACCATCAATTTATGGGATTTTTTAGAGTTCAACAACTCTCGTTCTTTTAGGCTATAGGCATAAGCACTGCCTTCCCCATTTTGCTCTTCAAACTTGGTGGCGCTATCTATGAGTAGTTCTGGATGATCACACAACATTCTTAGTGCAGTAATTTTGCTCATGATAGAACCCCGCATAGCATCCGCTGGTCCACTTTGTTTGTTTTCGTGGCCATAGTGCGCCATCAACGAAAAGTTTGCTCCCAACAACTGCTGGGCCTCAATTAACTCGTTGCATAACTCTTCTGATATGTACTTGTAAAGTTTTTTGTTGTCACTATCAAACGGAACAACTATAGGATCTCTGTAAATAGTGTCAGGAAGATAAGGGGCTACATCTTCGTCTGTTTGTGTTTTTCTTACTGAAGCCTGCTGAACCTTTTGGTGAAATAAAGGTAAATTTCTATAGCGTTGTACACCTCCAAAATGATTTCGCACGATAAACGTCTGATCAAAAAGGTCAAATCTTCCAAGTAGATTAGGATCGACAAATTGCATAATCGAGTACAGTTCTTCTGGGCGTCCGTTCTCAATAGGTGTACCAGTCAGCGCAAACCTAACCTTTACATCTTTTGAGAGTTGTTTGACCTTCTTGGCCCTTTGGGAACGGAAGCCTTTTATAGCGGTTGCTTCATCACATACGATTGCATCCCAGTTAATCTTGCTAACGATATCCCAGTCATTAACTATGGCTTCGTAGTTGCATATTAAGTAGTCAGTATTTTCAGACCATTGTTTTTCACGTTTGATTTTTGACCCGTCAACTACTGTTGAAGATGAATCAGAAAACTTTGCTATTTCTTTTTGCCACTGGTATTTAAGACTTGATAAACAAATGATTAATGTTGGTCCTGTTATATCTTTGTTGTCTCGAAGTTGTTCTATCGCAGCAATAGACATCGCTGTTTTTCCAAGACCCATTTCATAGGCAACTAACATGGTTTTGCGATCAACCATCTTGGCTACTGCCTCAACTTGATATGGTTTTAAAGATTTTTTAAAAGACATTATTGTCAGGATTATCTACGGGGGTAGGGGCAGTGAGTAAGGTTCCGCAGTCATCGCATTCAGCATCTGTAAACCATAATGCGATGTCATAGTTTTCAAACATTGCTTTTATCTTCAATACTAAATGCCCACAGTTAGGACAGGCATGTGTAGGAACTCCTCGTGCGTCTAGCGTCATGCGTAGGCTTCCTTACCGTAGATCATGTGTTTAGCAGTTTCTAAGCCACGCTGTATTTGCTTTTCAGACATGTCTCCGACGTCTTTTACGTCAATACCTGTGTAATTAAAGTACCTAAGATCAAATCCATATTTGCGAGAAAATACTAACATCTGTTCTGATGCCTTTTTTCCTGCTTGGTCGTTGTCAAATGCAGAAATGATACTTATCGCTCTGCGCATTAACTTACCTTGTTCTTCACTAATGATTGCGCCATATGTGGCGATAGCGTTGTACCCCAAGCCAGTAAGACGAACAGCGTCCAAAGGAGATTCGACAACCCATAATGGTTTAGACTCGTCAAGAATCTGTACGCCAAAGACTGTCTTAGACTTCTTTACTCCTGGTGGATAGTTTCTAAAAAACCTTCCTGTTGCGCCCTTTTCTTGCCATCCCCAAAGAGAAAAATCATCAGGCTCTCTAATCGGCAAAATCCAAGCGTTGTTTTTAGGATCCCAAAGAACTCCATGAGAATTTACTGCCTCTCGTGTGAGGAACCTCTTCTTGAGTTCTATATCTGGAACATCAGTAAACACGGCTAAACGGGCTTCTGACATGCCAATAGGCTCTTCTGGGACAATGTACTGAGGAAGGTCTTTCAAGCGCTGTAACAGGGTGTCAAGGGGCAGTTCTGTCTTCTCTTTGAGGAAGTCCTGGATATCAAAATGATCCAGCCCTTTAAGATCTCGAACAAGGGTGTACATATTGCCCTTGTACCCACAAGAAAAGCAGAGATGAACACCTGTCTCTAAGTTAACCCACCATGAAGGGCTGTGATCATCGCTACCTGTGCGAGCCTTATGCATTGGGCATAGCCCGTTAACTTCGTTGCCTCGTTGAGCAACCATAGTCACATCAAGGTTTAGAAGAACCTTCTCAACGTCCATTAGCGGTTCGCCATGTACTTAAGGCAGAACTGACATTTAGACATTTCGTCTTCATCGTGAAAGCACCCTGTTTCCCAGTTCCAGGTAATAGGAGTTTCTGTTGGAGGGCAGTTACGGCTAGAAACAATGCGAAGTTTTCTTACTTCTTCATCTTCTTCGACAGGCTCTAATCCCAAGATAACATCTGAGTCTTGGAAGAATGAGGATGAGTAACCAATAGAATCAGCAGTAACTTTTCCTCCACGCATTTTCCATAGCAAAGTCTGAGTAGTAATAATTACTGGCTTGTTAATCTTTTGCGCCAAGCGCTTTAGTCCTCGAGTAATGTTTGTAATTGCCTGTGGGGTGTTCATCTCTCCTGAGACTTCATCAAGCATCAAGTACACACCATCAACAAACACAACATCAGGTTTTGTTTGCTGAATCTTTGCTGCTAACGATGAGACTGTCAGACCATTTACAGCGTCAATCAAGTGAAAAGACTGCATAGTTTCAATTCGATTAAGCGAGGTTACATAGCGAGCATCTTCTGCAGGCTGCAACTTTCCTCGACGCAAACGTGTATGGGATATGTTTGCTCTAATAGCGTCGTGACGTTGCTGTTGTTCGTGGTTGTTCATCTCGAAGGACTGAAACATTGGAACTTTGCCACTCTCGTGAACATTGATCGCAATCTTCAAAGCAATTTGAGATTTACCAGTCTTTGGTGGGGCGATGATAGTGATGAGTTGTCCGCCTTGAAGTCCAGCAGTTGCTTCATCAATCTTTTCAAAACCTGTAGGTATACCTAGAAATTCTTGGTTCTGAAGTGCTTGGTATTCCTTGTATCTTTCTTCTACGTTTTTAGAAAGATCAATCTCATGTGTACCAAGAACACCTTGCTCGCTTACCTTTGTAAGCGTTCCCTCCATAGCGATGAGGGCTGCTTCGTGGTTGTTTTCTTGCAAGTTCTCAATCGCAGACTCTAACCCTTGACGAGTTATTAGGTTGCGACGAAACGTCACCATCGTGTCTAATAGGTAATCAATGGTGTCTTCTACATCTAAGACTTTGTAATTTGGGTAGTGGTCTTTTACAACAACAGCAGTAGGCACTTCGTTGTACTCGTTGTAGTGCTGTACAACAAATTCCCACACTCTGCGGTTATCGTCATCAAGAAACCAATTAGGTTTTACATTTCGTTGGAGGGCTGGAGTTATATCTCTGTCTCGAACTACTTTACTTACTAAACGATGCTCATTATCTGCTGCCATTACGCCCCTCCTACAAGTTTTCTAGTTCTACTCCCCAAGATCCATACCGAGCGACTCTACCAGGTAAATCAATTACGCCTTTAAAGTTTGCTCTATACGGAAGATCATCAATAAAGTTATCGATGTCTGCGTACAACTCAGCGTAGTTAAACGGGTTAGCACCACGCCTATCTAGCCTCGCCATAAAGTTATCTAAGTGTTCTTGAGTCCAGTCATCGGTCTCATACGCCGCTAGTTCAAGCGATAAACCGTACTTGTTTCCCAAATCCCACAATTGCTTTAACGCCAAAGCGTTAAGCCTTGTTATTTTTCTTTCTTGTGTTGTCCTAAGAAGTTTCTTTGTTTCCACCAACTCACTGACAGCAACAACGTCAATAAGGACAATAACACGAGGAGGCGTTTCGTTCGAGATGTCACCATTTTTCATATAACCTCAATAGTAGAGTACTTCAAAACCAGTTCTCTAAACTTTACAGGATCTTCTATTGCATCAGCAACAGCCTCTTCACTAACCCCTTTAGGAATGCTGATGGCGTAACGTCCATTGTTGATTTTGCTTTTTACATTTACGTACTGAGTGTGCTTGCATGACCCACGCTTACCCCATACAGGGCATGTGCATCGTGTGTCTTTGGTTTCAGTATCGATCTCAACCTCAAACACACCCGCACCTTGATCAGAGATGAACATTTGGATAGTACGCCAGGTAGTCTCCATGCTCATCCCTTTCACTGTTGGCCTCGCAAATCTGAACCAATGATAGGAACCTGTACAAAGGCTTCTTGAGCAAAACTTGCCATAGCCTCAGAGTACTTGGCTTCCCAGTTCTCAAGTTTAACATTTGTAGTCACGATTGTTGGTAAAGCCTTGTCGTATCTTAGGCGAAGAATCTCATCAAAAGATGCGTCATCGTACTTAGATCCGTACTCTTTACCTAGATCGTCAATCACAAGGATGCGAACATTTAACCAGTCAAACTTAGAACGACCATGAAATCCGTCTAGTTCATCAAGAACTTTTTGATCTGGATCATTGCCAAAAGTAGATTTCTTTAGTGAAAGAAACTCTGGATAAGTTAGGTAATGGATAGGGCGAAAACTCATACCAAAGTCTGAGTTTTTAATCCCTAAGATTTTGCAGACTAGTTCATCGTCATCAGGTAAGCGCCTAATAACCTCCATAGCAGCAACAACTGCATGGGTTGTCTTACCGATTCCTGGACCTCCGTCGAACAACAGACCGACTCCGTTAGTTCCAAGGTTGCCGATGTTCTTTACGGCATGACCTTCTACAACAGAGTCGATCCAATCCTTAATCTCATCAGGAAAGTATCCAGTCTTTTGAACTATGTCAGATGGCTCTAACCCAAGAAGTCTGCGTGGGATATTCGAAGTGCGAAGTAGCCAGTGTCTCTTAAGAGAAGATAGTTGGTTGATGTCGTACATCTAGGCCTTGAAGTTTAGTTCGCCGTAAAATGAAACAGGCTTTCCTTTGGCGTCTAGTTCTTCACCAGCAACCATTTTGACACTCTTACGAGGAGTCATCTCAATCACCTTTGCTTTGATCCAACGCTTACCTGCTGATGCGTTCTTCCATGCGGTTTCAAAGGAGGCTGCTTCTGAATCAGGAATTGAGTTAAGATTTTGAAAACCCTGCAGTGGAGTAACGAGACTGACATTTGCCAACCATGCACCACCCTGTTCAGTGTTGAGTTTTAATGTTGCTGTAAATGTCTTTGTTACTTTCTTAGCCATGGTGCTCCTCGTGTGATTAGGTGAATCGATAATGCTGTGGTTAGTACTACCAAAATATATCCAAAGATATCTTTCATGTGTTTGCCCCTCTTAAACGCTTTTCATGACGTTCATACTGTGCACGACCTGCCATTGTGTTTTGGAATACACGACCGTCGCTTGCAGTGAGGACACTAGCAGACGGTTTCTTACTTTCGTCAAACTCGTTGCTGGAGATGCGTGGTAGACCAAGGTTCTGCCGTGCTTGGTTCATTTTAGTGCGGAACGATGCAAGGAAGCGCTTGTATAAAAACGGCGCTTCATCTCCAACATCTCTAAAGTTCTGCTCATCCGCCATGAACAGGCGCAAGAGTTCTAACTCTAGGAGTGGGGTGGTTTGATACTGACTTCTGAATTTGGCAAGTGCTCCTGAGAGTTGTTTGACGTTAACGGTTCCTGGTAGGAGCGGGAACTTGCGGCCAACTCTGTAAGAGAACTCAGCAGCAACGTCCATCGCAGTCCACTCATGCTCTGGTCGCTTTCCACGGGTTCGTGGATCTGTTTTTCTGATCTTAGGCTGTGGCGTATCTCGACTTTCAACGAGGCCAAAACCTGCGAGATCTTCACCGTCGTCATAGCCTTTCATAGGAATTAAGATTTCCCTTCGAATCGTAGATTCAAAATCTTTTAATTTATTACTACTTGTAGTACTGCTATCTTGTATATCTACAGTATTACTATCTGTCACCATATCAGGTGAGAATGGGTAATCTACCGTCAGTTGGGAAACTTCAGATGGGTAGTTTACCGTCACCTTAGATGGGTAATCTGACGTTAGTTGGTAAATGTTTTTTCCCTTGTAGCCATTTGCCCGCTTGGTGTTGGTGACTGTGAAGAACCCCTTGGCTTCTAGGGCCTTAAGGGCATCTCTGACGGTTCGGTCAGATGCTTTGCCAGTCTGACTACCCAACTCGGCTACAGAGGCCTGTAAACGGCCGTCAGAGCCCGAATTTAAGCACATATAGGCAAGCAGTCTGAACTGATAATCGGTGATATCAGCAGAAAAGGCGCCCTCAGGGATGTTCACGGGCGAAACCTACTCCTCAAAAGGGTCGATGTCATCGCGACCCTCCACCTCGTTAAGATGGGCGTTGACCTCCTCAGAGATCAATCGGACAACCTTGTTGGCTATGTAGCCAGCCATCAGTTCGACCAATCCCATGAAAGTATCTTCGATTGCATCGAGGATCTCATCTTCTTCAAGGTCGCCGCCATGGTCTATCTCGATTACGTCCAGACCATCCATGATGTTCCACGTCTCTACGCCGTAGTCCTCGACCGAGTGCAGGGCTGTGTGAGCCTCAGGACTGTCGTCCCAAGCAATTGCTAGGACGTCATCGGGAATGTTGATCATCTTGATCACTTCCTTGATTGGGTTTCCTACCTTGGTAAAGTTCTTTGAACCTTTAAGGATTGAATCTGTAAAGTCGCTGGACTCTGAGAAGTAGGCGTGAAAATCTAGGCCGTGTTTCTTGATGACGTTCCAAACGCTTTCGACAAAGACACGATTGCTTGTTACAGGAAAAAGTATAAACGGATCCTCATACATGGATACCAGTTCATCTAACCCTGTAGACACATCAATGTCCTTAAAGCACACTACAGAAATACGTTTCATAGACGAGGCAACTTTCTGCGTGCATCCACAATGACTGGCGTATTTAGCCACTTGAGGATTACAGCAGAAACGAATGTGGCCGCTGGAACAGCGACATATGACTCTTTGTTCCAATACCCAAAAAGGTAAAGACCAAGAGTGCTTAGAGGAAGTGTTAGAAACTTATGACCAAAGTTACTGCCCCAGTAATCAAATGTTAAAAGCCCAAAGAACTCAACAGCGTAAGAGACCGCTAGTCCTGTAATTCCGACTGCTATAAGAAGGTTAACCATGGCCGCATACTACACGGTCAGGTTGTTGTACTCCACTGCTGCGTAGGTACGGACACGCCAGAAAACATTTTCTGGTAGCCAGTCACTAATGGTTTGGGCCAAAGCCAATACCTTAAGGTCTTTGTTTACGTACAAATAGGACGGGGAGTTGTGCTCTGTACCTGACCACACGCATCCAAAAGACGAAGGGATAGAGCCGTCGATGTAGTCTGTAGGGGAAAAGTTTGGAGACTGTGTTGGGTTGAATCTAAAGGTGTTCTCGAACTGAACACAATCAATATAGAAAGTTCCAGCACCTCCTGAAAACACTACTTCGTAAGTGTCTGTAAGTGCATCTGACGCGTCTGTTAGATCGGTTGCGTAAACACGAGTCCAGTTTGCAAACGTTCCTTGTGGGTATGGGTCGTTGTCAATGACATTACCACTTGAATCTCTTCCAATGAACGTCATTGTAATATCTGAAGAGGATTTTACATAAGCAGATCCTGTGTAATACTTTCCAGGAAGTATGTTTGCTTTGTTGGATGTGAGCGTCCAATCACCAGTTGCAATTATTTTTGCACTCTTACTACCTGAGTAAACTTCTGCAGGTACATCGGATACAGTTGAGATCGATGCTGAACCAGATAAAGTCCAATTATCTGTTGCGTTATTTTCAAATGATGGGTTATAAATAAGATTAGATTTATTTGGGTTTAAAAGAACGTCAACAGCACGAGCCTCATCATACGATGCGGTTGCCCCTGCTTGTAGTGAGATGCAGTCGATGTAATACGTTCCAGCGGCTGACCATGAGAAAGTGATTCCTGCATATGTAGCATCAGAGTTGTTAGCAGAAGGAACAGCAACACCTGACTCAGTATCGGTAGATGTTCCTGTGTAAGAGTTGGTTATTGTAAATGTGGTGGATGTAACGGATGTTATAGCGACGTTAGTTACATTAAACCCTGAAGTCGTAAAACCAGTAACTGTAACGTGTTGACCCACTGTCAATGTGTGTGCTGCGGGTGTTGTGTACACGATTGATCCAGATGATCCAACCGCACTAGATACAACTGTGCTGTAATGAGAGTATGCGGTGGCGGTGTATGTGATATGACCCCAAGTACCTGTGGCGTTTGTACCTGATGCAGGAGTTAAATCAGAACCAATCTGAAAACCATTTCGATCATAAAACTTTAACGCAGGTTTTATTGATCCAGCACTTGATGGTGAAATGATTTGAGCAGACAAGGTGTACTGAGTTCCAGGAACAATGGGAACACCTTTTAAGATTGGGGAATCAGCACCCAAGGTCATAGAGCCAGCACCTGATGCAACGATTTTGCATGAGTAATCTAAGTCTATGTAATTGGAAGTCAGTTGAGGTACAGGAGCCTCATCAGTACTAGAACTGATAGTGGCATTGGTAGCAATCCAATTGCCAGTTCCGTTGTAAAACGTAGAATCTTGAACACTAAGAAGTAAGTTACTTGAGACGGTAATTGTTGGAGAGTAGTTAGTTAAAGACTCTACATAAGTAGAAAGGCCGTTTAACGTGCCTTTGTTAGCGTACATGTAAAACGCTTCACGAACTAACTGCTTTTGGCTTTTGATAGACATTCCAGGCTCTGGTGTGAGTCCAAAGTTTTGCGTTTCCAAAGGAAGCAAAGTTACTGGGGTGCTTAAGCGAGTATGGTCTGGCAAAAGCAGGTCTAAGAAAGTCAAAGATTCATCTAATGTAAAGCCAATACCATCAACAAACGAATACAGGTTTGAAGAAGTGTCTGGTTCCCCTAGAGGAGTTTGTTCTTTGCTTGTGAAAACTCGAGGCAGATAGTTAATTAAAGATTTAGTACTTCCATGCATAGAAGGCACAACGTCAAATACGGCACCAGCAGGAACCCATACATTGTCTGACGTAAATAAAAACATTGCATAGTAGATAGGTTTTCCAGGAACTATTGGTATGCCTGCGGTGTCTTCGATTCCTCCACCGTCGTTAAACGTAGTTTTTGTAACTGATGAAGAAAGTTGTTGCCAAACTATTACACCATCTTCTGCAGTTTCAGGAAGACTGTTTTGATTTCGGACAAGGCGAATAGCAGAATAGGTTCCTGAAGGAGGTTGCCAGTTTACAAACACCTCTGTTGGATACACCACAGTAAGTGACATGGGTGATACGGAGTTAGGTACTTGGGTTGTTTGACCATAAATACTTTCTCCATATACTGCTACATCATAATTAGCCACTACTTAGTCCTTATGCTCCGATGAGTAGAAGTGGGTTAATGCTTGCCTCTGGAGTTGCCCAGGAAGCAGAAGTTCCATCTGTGGTTAGGTAGTTGCCAGCCTGACCCGATTGACTTGGAAGAGCATTGATAGTTGACCATGTATAGTCATAATCTGTTCCTGAAGATTTGGTAAGAACTTGACCAGTTGTTCCACCTGTTGGAGCACCTGCAAGCAACGCTTCATTAATTCCGTACTCAATATTGGCAAGACGAGCCTTGAGAGTAGGCCAGTTAGTTGTGGTTTTATCAAAGACACCAATCCAACCAGATCCCGTTGCAATGTTGGTTCCAAGGTTAGACTCAACGGCGCTTACTTCATTTTGTAGGTCATTAACGTCTGCAGCCTGAACTGTAGTGATGAAGTTCAGTTTAGTGCTGAAATCGTTCTTAACGTTACTTGGGTAATACGCAGTCATGAGTCTGCCTTTCTTGCTCTAGAATTCTATTTTCTCGTTTTTGTTCTTGGTTTACTGCATGAACCGTGTTCGTATTATGCGCCCATAACTAAAAATAACCCTGAAAAAAGGTCACCAATATCCACAGATGCTGTTCCAACAGATCCTTGTACACCTTGTGTTCCAATTCCTGTAGCGCCTTGTAAGCCTTGAACTCCTTGTACTCCTTGAGTTCCTTGAATTGCAGACCCTTGTACTCCCTGAGTTCCTTGGGGGCCAGTTGTTCCATCTGTTCCCTGTGTACCTGTAGAACCAGCAGTTCCCTGTACACCCTGTGTACCTGTTCCGATTACACCTTGAGTACCTTGGACACCCTGTAATCCTTGTGTTCCTTGGTAACCTTGCAATCCTGTTGCGCCTAATGTTCCTTGGGTACCTTGTGCACCTACCGAACCCGTTGCACCAACAGCACCCTGTACGCCTTGCGTACCTGAGTAACCTTGTAATCCGTAAGGTCCTTGAGTTCCAATTGCTCCCTGCAAACCTTGTACACCTTGAACACCCTGTGTTCCAGATCCCATAGATCCCTGAGTTCCCAAAGAACCCTGTACACCTTGGGTTCCTTGAGTACCAGACCCAGTAGACCCCTGTATACCTTGGCTACCCGATGAGCCTTGCGCTCCTGAACTTCCTTGTGTTCCTTGAATGCCGTGACCAGCAATAATTCCTTGAACAGTGTTTTGTAACGAGTATAAAGTTGTTTGTAATGAGTATTCTTTTTGCGCCAAAGCAATCAAGGTTGCTGTTATGTCAACCTCTTGAGTTCCGTCATTTTTTGTTACTAAAACTATTTCGTGATTTATGTTGTTTAAACTGGTTGCATTAGATAGTGCTTTTAAATATAATTTTTTATTACTTCCTTGGTTTTGTCCAAAGGTACCTAACCAAATAGGATACTCAGGATCTCCGCCAATGTAAGCAACCCACACACCCTGACCAATAACAGGAACATCAGGTGAGGTACTTGCAGGATCAATAGGCCAAGCCCAGTCAGTTACCTCTGACCCTGTAGTTTGTGGGATAGACAGACGTAATCTACGTTGATGTTGTGGATCGTTGTTGTCCTGAACAACACCTCTATAGATTCCGTAATGTCTTTTAATATCATCCACTACATCGTTCCAATATTGATATTACTTACTTGGAATCTAAAGATCTCATTTGGAGAACCAATAAGAGTTGAATAGGCTGTAAATGCTCCAGTACCTGTTGCAGTTCCACTGGACTGAGTACTGGCAACTGTGAAATGAGTTGAATCTGCAACTGTTGTTACTGGGACTGCTGTCACGTTATACCCACTAGGACTAAAGCCAGTAACTGTAACCGTTGATCCAGCACTTAAACCATGTGGAGCGCTGGTTGTGTAGGTTATTGATGTCCCAGAAGCAGCAGCAGATGTAATAGGTACACCATAACGGTATAGCCCTGTTACTCGTGCAGTCTTTACTCCAGGTAACGAATTTACTACTGCCTCAATATCTTGAGGGTAGATGGTTTGTTGAAATGACAATCCGTTATAACCGTAAACTACAGATAGCGTTGAAAGGATTAAAGAAGTTACATCTGAGGCTTTGTACTTGGGATCAAGAGCATATGTTAAAGAAAGAACAACATCTACATACGTTGGTGGTTGAACACTAAGAGAACTGCCAATTAGTAGTTTGTCTGCCATGTATGCAGATACGTTACTTGCCAATGTAGTGTATTCAGAAGAAGTAGTTCCATCAGGATTTAATCCTGGCTGTAGATCTGTAGTTCCAGCATTTCGTGTGGGTGCAATGTACAGAGTTACTGATGACCATACCGCAGCATTTGCGTTTGCTTTTCCTACGTTGTTTACGCTTAAAGCAAGGTCAGCATAATCTTTTTTGGTAACAGCACGGTTAGCAGCACGCAAAGATGCTGGTGCAGAGATGCGAATTTGGTCTGTGCTTTCTGGATCTGAACCAGCAATAGCAGCAGATGTGTTGGTTACTGTGATAGTTCCCTTAAGTGCAGTGACTTGTGTGTCTGTAAGTCCAGGAACATAACTAATATTTGTAGCAATATTTGTACCAATGTTTCCAATATCTCCCCCACCAACTGTATACGCGGCTCTGATTTGAGAGTAAGGAACAGGAATAGCGCCCGCTACACCGTCACCAAAACTTACAATGATGTTGTTGTTTTGATCAAAAGAAGTTGTGTATACAAGATCTGATGACCCGTAGTCAGTAATATGTTGTACCTCAGTCCACTGAGAGTAAATGTCTCCATCCTGTACAAACACTGTAATACTTCCATCAACAACTGGTGAGTGTAAAAGCATGTACGATTGATTTGGAGAACCATCTGAAGTACCGATAAGTTCTCCATATGTAGGTACGGCAGATGGAGAAACTAGAGTTATTAATTGACCTTCTTTTGCAAGAACAGTATTTGAAGTTCCACTTACTACAGTTACATCTGCAGTAGTTGTAAAGTAAAGTGTTTGTACAACATCTCCTGTTGTAACTTGACCTGATACCACTGTTCCTTGACCCAATAGTTGGTCTGTGCTTCCAGAGTTAGTAAATGTAAGGTTAACCAAAGCCTGACGATAGCCCGCTGGGTTGTACCCAAAAGTTTGAGCAATGTTAAGAACACTATTTCGTTGAGTCGCAGTGTAAATAGAGTTTTCGTTAGCGTTACGGTCAATGTAATAAGAAATAAGATCGCCCATATAAGCCATGGCTTCTACAAAAGCAACACCAAAATCAGCAGGATCAGCAGCAGTCCAATTTGGGATACGGGCTTGAATTCGTGCAATTAACTTCTCTCTAATAGAGTAGTAATCTCTCGAGGTGTAGTCAACGGATACTGGTATGGTAGAAATTTGTGTGGTCACAATATCTCCTCGTATGGTGGGTTAGATCCTGCTAATGAGAGAACGCCAAGAGTAGTTGTTACTGGTGTGCTATTTGGTAATTGATAACTGATATTTGCTGTAACAACATTTGTGTAGGTATCTACATCTATAGTTACGTCAGTTAGTAGCAAAGTTGGCAATTGAGAATTAAAAGCCTTTTCAATCTCAATCTTAATTTCTGATGCAGCATCGTCTTCAGCATCAAACAACGCATAAGGAATTAATGTTCCAAACGTAGGGCGCATCACTCTTTCACGAACCGCTGTCCCAACAACCGACTTAACTCTATCTGCCCACATAACTTCTTGACTTTGGGTAAAAGCAACCCGTCCAGAGTAATCAATCGTAAAAGGAAGGGTTACGGCAACTTCATTAGCCATTATTTACCTACCCATCTTCTTGGAACAATATTAAAACCAGTATTGGTCTGGTCAATTAACGCGGTTGCGGTGCTCAGTGTATAGGAATTAGATGGGTTGGTTCCTGATGTAGGGTAATTAAGGTTTACTGCAGGAACAGTCCCTGCAGACGATGGGCGTGTAGCACTTGGCTGGTTTGTTCCCACTCCATCAGTAGCACAAGAAAATTCAACCGTGTATTTTCCATCGATAGTCATCTCATGTTTAGACGAAGTGACTATCCAAAAACCATCAGAACTTGTGCCTGTGTATCTAACCTCAATAGTTCCCCATGGAGATACCCGTGGATCCCCTTGAGCAGAACCTTTTCCAGGAATTGAAAGTCTAGATAAATGGGCTTTTCCATCTGCTAAAGCCTTAGCCATAGCATCGCTGTTAGCCACTACACCAGACTCAACTTTAGAGAACAAAGGAGCCTTTACGTTTTGGCGTATAGGCGCTCCCACCTGGTGTGGAGAGGATTTTGATGTGTATATTTTTCCTGTAACTGGGTCTACTCCAGAAACTATTTTATTACTTCTGTTATTTGCTTTCTTTTCTACATAGTCTCCAAGTTTAGATTCAAAAGCGTCAAGGGTTTGAACGTCAAATACAGAGTTAGAGTTAGTAAATGGGTCTAGAAATGCCAGTATCGGGATAGTAGTCATGAACTGATCAATCATCGTGTCAATAGGGTGAAAGTGAAGTTCTGTACCTAATACTTGAACTCCATATCCAATTTTATTTGCAAGTTCTACAAGTTTTTCCCAATATGTATGGCCGCTCATTGAGATCTGGCTAAACTTAACTGTGCTTGGTGTTACTACAGGTTTTAAGTAAAACTTTTTAGCAATGTCTGTAGCAACTTGAGAAGCAGTTGTGTTTGTCCATATCTTTGTTGCCTCCTCTTTAAAAGGGTATGAACCACCTACACAAACAATCTCTACATACCTATTTAAAACCTGTGTTGTTGGGTATTGAATGTGGGAAACATACCCTATAAAATTTTTATTTACTTTGTCGTTTCTCCAAGAAACTTGAACTGGTGTTCCTGTTTTAAAAGACTCAACAATTAGCGTACTAAAGTATTGAAACCTAAGAACCATAACATCATGGCTATTGATGTTCTGTGTTAAAGTAATTTTACGAGGTTGAGTGTTAAAACTAGGGTAGTCAGGAAATGACACTGAATAGTTATTAGCAAATTTACCTTGACGTTGCGGATCACGCACTTGGCAACCTCAACAAAGTTCCTGGAGCAATAGATGTTGGGTCAATTATTTCTGGATTTAAATCCATAATTTTCCACCACAACTGTGGATTTCCTAAGAACTTATTAGCCAGAGTATCTAAGCGATCTCCATCTACCCATTCATATGTATAAAACTTAGTAGCGTACACTGGCCAATTACGCAAGATCATTACATGGTATGCCTGTCGATGTTCATCCCATGCTTTAGGTATAGTTCCATCAGCGTTTGTTACAGGGTTGGCGTATCGGCTATCTGCGTAAATTGTCATTTTCCACCTGCTGCTGCTGTAGATGCTGCGTTATAAAGTACTGAGTTGTCGTAGTAACGAGTGCATGTAATGTTTACAGTAGTAAATATTGGAACCATTCTCTCGTTAAAGATAGCATGGTTTATGTCCAAAGAAGATACTCGAACAAGGTAACGAAGGTTTGCTCCCAAGTGTAACTCTACTGGAATTGGCATTAACCAACCTTTGTCCGCTGTAATGATGTTGCCTACACTCGATTTGTATTGTGAGTTATATCCTCCTGTAGCCTTAAATAAATACTCAAGGTCATACATAGTTCCACGCTCATAGATCAGACCTCGTTCAGAAGCCGACACAGTTTGTGGATACGGGGAAGTATTTCCAGTCAAAAACTCACCAGTTTTGTCTTTTATGTACATCATGTCTTCGATACGGTTGAGTATTAAAGAGAATGTAACTGTGCTGGCAAGAAGTCCATTACCAATTGCTGTAGCAATATCCGCACCAGACTGCTCAAACTGAGGAGAAAAACTTTCTACAATTCCCCAAGACATTCCCACAGAGGTTGGGTTGTAAAGAAACTTAAATCCATACGGAGTTGTATCAGCAGGTAACCCAGATGCCGCAGTTCCTTTGGTAAGTACGCTGGCATCAGCAGCCAAATTTTGGCTCATTTGAATGACGCCTTTGGCTCCTTTGAACTTACCATCTTTGTCTGGTTGCCAGGCCAACTGTGCATGGTCCCAGGCTCCTGGATTAGTGATAAGCATGTCATTTTTTGCGGACAATACTTGAGGTCCAAACTTCAAGTACGAAGATGAAGTCATTGGAGCGTTGTATGTGTAAGGCTTTGGATCACCCACAACTGCTGGTGGGGGCGTTCCTCCAGGTCCACCAGCCCCAGCACTAGTTACTGCGGGTGCAGGTTTTCCTGCAGCGTTTGCAGCCGTTGCTTTAGCCAATGCATCTTGATCTATTTTTAAAGTAGTTTTTGCAGTTTGTTCGGCTTGGTTAGCACTTGTTAAATCTGAGGTGGTTTGTTGTGCTTCTTTTACTACTGCTTGCCATTTGTTGTACGCTGCTTGTACTGATGTTTGGATACTGCTACTTAAAGTAGTTATATCTACAGTTCCTTTTGGATTGTTTACAGGTTCAGAGATGTTGTACTCGTGTAACAAACCAAGGTACAAGTTGTACTCTGTTTGTGCATACGTGTTTTCATCGTCTAGTTTGCTAACTAAATCACTTACTTTTTTAACAGCAGCATCGTACGTAGTCTTTTGCGTTATGACTGCTTGAAAATCATTATTAAGGATTTGTTGATTTGCAGCAAGTTGAGCAGAAGATAACCCAGTATTTGCTCCTGGTCTTGTAGTGTTAGGACTTACTTTTTTAGTACCCATTATCTACTTCCCATCATGGAGATGCTGTTATTCTCTTCAAGAATGCTCTGCACTTTTTTAGCAAACCTAACTGCTTCGTCTTGGGAAGCCTGTGCAATGTTCACTGTTATCTGAACATTAGTTGATCCTCCCCCTCCTCCAGAAGAAGGCATTGAAGCGCCAAATCCAGAAGTTCCACCGCCATAACCAGGTATTTGTGTTCCCCATGGAGAATGGTTAACTGCACTAAGAACTCCAGCAGTGTTGTTACCTGTAGATAGAGCACTTAAAATGGACTTGTAACGTCCATTGTTAATTGTGTCAATGGTTGCCTGCATTCCCTGATTAAAACTTACGTACGATTCAACACCAACACTGTTGATAGGTACGGCCCCTGCTTCTGGTTGTGTTGTGTTTAGAGGATTGTAATGTGCAGAGTTATTCCACTGCCCACCTTCGTACGCCATCCACGTAGTAATAGCAGCAATATTTTGTTGTGTAACTGGTTTTCCTAGGTTAGTAAGAAATTGTTTTGCCCAATCTAATTTGCTGCCAGTAGCAAGGATTGTTCCTGGAGCGTTTACGCTACTTCCAGAAACTGTTTGTGGAGTTCCGCCTGTTCCTGTTAAAAATGCTGCTGGATCAACTGGGTTGTTGTGTCCTTTACGAACTTCAAAGTGAAGGTGAGGCCCAGTGACGTTACCCGATTGTCCAGACTTACCAATTTCTTGACCAGCAACTACTGTTTGTCCAATTTTTACTGACTTACTTTGTAGGTGACCGTACAGTGTTTGGTAGCCGTTACCGTGATCAATTTGAACATACACACCAAAATCTGCGCCAGGAGAATCATCAAAGACAATTCCATCAGCAACAGCCTTTACAGACGTTCCTACAGGAACTGCATAGTCATCACCTGTGTGGTAGTTCTTTGCTCCATTCCACATGCCTGGATCTTTTGCTCCATACATTGTGGTAGGTGCAACTCCAGGAATTGGAGAATTTAATGTTTGTTTTGTGCTTTGACCTGAGTATGGGTGAAGAGCACCCGTGTTTGCTGCTGGAGATGAGTATTGTCCTGGTGTTGCTTGCGCTTGAGAATACGCTCCACCTTTAGCACCAAACGATGCTCCAAATCCACCATAAGAACTTCCACCAGAACCAAAAAATCCAGCAACTCCACCGATCACGGTACCGATAACAGCGCCAGGAGCAGCACCTACGCCAAAGAATCCAGCACCAATACTTGCACCAATTAAAGCACCAGCACCAGCACTAGCGGCAATACTTCCCCCACGAACTACATCTCTACCAGTACTTGTTTTGTTTAACCCTGTTGCATTTCCAAGTTCTTTTCCGCCTTGGCCCATAAGGTATCCCGCACCAGCAGCCGTTGTTGCACCTCCCGCTACTCGCCCAAGAACGCCTGCACTAGTTGATGCTATTCTTCCAGCACTAAGAACTGATGAACCACTGCTGCCTATTGGTATTCCTAGTTTCTCTGCAGCAGCAAGGGCAACCATACCTTCTGCAATATTTTTAATGCCCATCGTAAATCCGCCAATAAGTGAGGTAAGGGCTGAGCCTAACCCAGTTTGACCCAATCCTTGAAGATAGGCTTTTGCTTCAATTACTGACTGGCCAAACTGCGCCATCTTTTGATTTACATCTGTAATAGTAGTTGCAGCGGCTTGGTACCCCTTGATCATAGAGTCTTGAGAAGCCTGCATTAAGTTTGTTTGAGATGTTGTTATTTGTTGCCCTGCAGCGTTAGGGTTTCCTGCTCCAGATAGCGTTGCTAGATCTGCGTTCTTTCCTTGTGCTAATAGCAAGAACTGTGCTTTAAAAAGTTGTTGTTGGTCTGGGGATAAGTTAAGGGCGTTTAAATCTGCGCCAGCAAGACCGTATTGCAAAGACTGTTGAACGGCATTTACGTTGCCTTTTCCACGTCCTTGAAAGATGCGATTAAAAAGTTGACTTGCAATTTGAGATTCAGAAAGTGGATTTCCCTGTTGATCAAACTGGGATATTCCATACTGATAAAGGTTTGCTCCCATAGCGCCAGTCTGTAATCCACCAATAGCGGTAGCAGCGGCTGCATTGCTCATATTAAATTGTCGGTATGCTCCACCAACTTCTCTTATGCTTTGTAGGTATGGACTGCTTCCTGGAGCATACCCGTACTGCTGAGTAAGGATGGCAGCAGCGGCTGCATCATCCCCAATACCTGAAACACCTCTTCCAAATCCTCCGCTAATTGCGCTAAGGGTTGAGGTCTGTAATTGCTTATATCCAAGACCAGTGGTTGAGTATTGTGAGACGGCGTAGTAGTTAGACGCACGAGCAATTGTGGCACCTAGATCAGGTCCTAGTGAATAAGCAGCACCTGCAACTCCTCCAGCAACTTGAGCAGCGCCACCAAGGATTGAGAACTTTGCCACAGTCGGAGACATCCACGGCATAGCGGTAGCGCTTGCACGTTGCTGTTGTGCTGCAGATTGAGGTTGCGAGGCTGGAACCATGTTCTCAGCCACGCCATTACCTGCTGTTGTAAAGTTAGCACCGTCTGTACCAAGATTAACTTTTGTACCTTTGGTAAGATTCTTTTGACCATTTTTTGTAATGGTCTTACGCATTGTGTCAGCCGCTGTTTGGGCAGGTGCAGAGATGTGTTTGATCGTGTCATTGATCTCGCTAAGAGTTTTAAGCGTGTCCTTAAGGGCGTCATTAAGTGACTTAACGCTCGTCACCATACTAGCCATCTGGACTCCTTATCGCTTTTGCCTTGGCTAGTTCTAGCCAATTCTTTCTTTCTCTAGAGGACATCTCTTTTATCTCTGTGAGATTCCAACTTCCGTATATCTCTGATATAGCCGCCCATTCAGCGAATAACTGAACGTATGGAATGATATTAGAATTGAAACAACGTACCCAAATTAATGGATATCGTTACCTCACTTCCGCAATCAGGGCATTCCATGGTTACATCATCAAACTGTGGACCAGGTACTCGTTTGTTAATTTCTGAAATGATCTTTTTACGATCTACAATTGGAAGATTTTGAACTTGGAGTTTGCTGTATACAGGTGAACCGTTAATCTTTAACACTGTCTTCTCAAGAAGAATCGTGTTCATTTCTGCAGGAGTTTTATCTGCATTATTGATCAATTCTTTTTGAGCAATACCAGTTGGAAGTTGTACTTCAATCTCTCCAGCCTTACCACTAACAGTAAAGACTCTGTCTCCCACAGGATCTGTAAGAATCTTTGTCTTAATATCTTCGTTAATATCTACTGTTACATTTTTAAAGTCATTACAGCCTGAACAAAAGATAGACATATCTGTTGTTGAACCAAATGTTGCTTTCAAGATACCAAGAAGAATTGCATCTCGATCTCCTGTCAACATGTGATCAAGGATCTTATCGTCAGCCTTTAGGTCTCCAACTTTGACAGTTCCTCGTTCTAAGATAGTTAGAAGAGCCTTGCCAACATTTGCAGCCTTTGAAATAACTTCTTCATCTCGACCGTTCAACTCACGTACCTCTGCGGTCTGTAGCAACTCCCCAGCGGTTGAAATGTAACCGCCAGGAAGTTGTACAGTCGTATCTGAAGGAGCAATTATTGTTGGGTTGATATCTTTAGGAGACTCTTTAAGAGCATCCTTAATTAAGTTGTTTGCCAAGTCTGGGTTAGAGACTGCACTAATTGTGTTCGACATTATGTTCCTTTGCTAGTTGTTAGTGTGCGCCAGTTGCTGCTGAAGAACCGCCCGCTGCAGTAAATGCAGGAGCGCTTGTTGCTACATCTGATCCCCATGAGATGTCAAATCCTTCGTGAACCAAAGACATCTGTTCTACGAGAAGGGCGTTGTCACCAGCGTTAAGGTCAGAGTATGAGACTGAGGTTGGCCATGCGTTGTAAACCATAAAGCGCATAGCAACTACGTCTGTGGATGAGTCAGTAGCCGCAGCAGTTCCATCAGCGGTTTGAGCACCCTGTGGAATTGGGTGTGCAAGAACCTTAATCTCAACATCACAACGGAAGTTGTCTCCCGCAGCGCGTGAAGATCCACCACCTTGAACTGTTGCAAAAAGGGTCTTCATCCAATCCCAGTTTGTGCTTGTTCCAAGGATTACACCGCGTTGGAAGGTGATTGGAGCAAACGTTGTTTGTCCAGGGATCTGGTGAACAGTGGTGTTGTATCCACCCTCACGGTAAGGAATGGAGTCTGTAGTGATTGACATTCCTGAGATTGAGGTAAATCCAAATGTAACGGGAGGAGTAGCAAGGTGAGTCATAGCCGTATTAGCGTTTGCTCCACCAGCGTTTGGAAGTGGTGTGAAGGTAACGAGGTACCTAAAGTTGCGTAACGGATCAGTCGCAAGCGATGATCGGTTATTGTTGATTGTTGGCATCTGTTATCTCCTTCGGATTACGCCAGGGTCATTTGACTGAGGTTAAGTACTACAAACTCAGCAGGGTACTCAAGGGCAACGCCAACTTGGATGTTGACAATGCCATTTTGAATTGACGATGCTGTGTTGTTTGTTGCATCGCAGAGCACGTAAAAGGCTTGGGCTGGTGTTCCACCACGAAGTCCACCTTGGTTACGATAGTCGTTTAAGAATGAGGTAAACGCGTTTGTGATACGAGACCATAGGCGCTCATCGTTGTTCTCAAACAATGCGATTTGAGCAATACTCTTTAGGTTTTGCTCAATGTAAATAAGTGAACGGCGCATGTTTACATATCGGTTGGCTGTTCCATCTTGTAGGAGAGTACGAGCACCCATGACTACAACGCCAGCACCAGGAATTTGGCGAATAGCGTTTACTGGAGCAACTGAACCAGTTCCTGCTGATGGAAGTCCCAAGTTAAGGTTGTCAAGTTCAGTAGAGGTAAACGCACGCTCTAGTGAAATAACGCCAGTAAGTGGGAAGTTCAAACCTGCTGGAGCCTTAGATACACTCTTTGTGGCGTCTGTAGCAAGATACAGACCAGCAACTGCTGCTGATGGACCGACCAAACGGATTGCACCACTACCACGTCCAACAGGATCGCTGATGTAGGTGTGTGGGTAGTACACTGCGGTATGGCTGCTTGCAGTCAATCCCTGTGAGTAGGTGATCGCAGCATCAACAGTCTCTCCTGCAGGAGTTTCTGCAACAAAGAAACCATTGTTTGCTGCTGCCCAAGCAATTGCGTCGTTGATTACGCTGACAACGCCAGAAGCAAGGATGTCATTGATGTTAGGGATAAACATGACAAGGGCACGGTTTAGAGATGAGAATTCGTTCCAAACAGATGCGCTTGTTGATGCATAAGAGGTGTAATCCCCACCAACAACTGCTGATCCATCTGATCCACCTGTTAGTGGGTAAACTGCAAGAACAGGTGTTCCTGAAGCAAGATTACTAACTTTGATTACAGATGCAGCAGTGTTGTTGATAACTGTTCCAGCATAACTAGATGATGTTGAGTCACCAAATACAAGGTTTTCATAGCGCTCAAGAAGAACGTCTCCTGATACACCTTCTTTGTAAACTTCCACTGTGTATGTGCTAGATACTGATCCAGCCTTAACGTTGATGCGTAGGTTGTTACCGTCAGCACCACGGTTCTTTGCTGTGAATGTAGCGACTACAACGTTTCCTGATGTCTCAACATCAACTGTTGCAGCGGCTGCGTCACTGTGAAGGATACGCTTTACGTAAAGTTCGCGTCCTCCGTTATTAAAGAATTGAGCGACGCCAAACACTGCAGGGAATGTAGTGCTGTAGCCACCAAACTTTGAAGTAAATTCTGTCCAAGATTGAACGCGAGTCACAATCTCAGGACCTTGTGCAAATGGGGCAGCGATTGCACCAGCAGCACTTGTAGCAACTCCTTGAGCGAGAGGTGCTGGAAGTAGTGTCTCTGTTAGGTAGACACCTGCACGACCGTAAGTCATTCTTTCTCCTGTCTTGTTGTTGGTAGGTTCCGTATTATGAGGTTATTGTGATCGGATGAATAGGCGTAAAGTTAGGATGTGTTCCTCCTCGAACTTCATCCTGATAGCCTGTCATATTGACTTCAAGTGCCTTGTAGACTGCCGTATAGAGTTCTGGCACGATCTCACTGGAGATACGTACCGTGAATGCGTTTACAAATAAACGCTTTCCTGCTTCTGTGATATCTCTCTTTGAGACATCCAGAACATCAAGACGACGAACTGTGTTGTCGTTAGGTTGTAGCACACCAAACCGCAGTGGTAGTCGGGTGTACATTAATTGCGCGATGATCTCGCGGTCATGGCGAGGTTCACGTGCATAGGTTGTGACTTGGTAGTCAATGTTTACTGGGATAGGTTCGTGGATATACCAGTCGTTTGTATCCGAGTTAAAATCTGTAGTTCCATCAGGAAGTTTTGTTGGATCCTGTAGGTATGTAGGCTTAACAAGACCACGCATAGCACGACTAAAGTCTTCCGAGATATCTACCATATCGATAGTGATGTATGGGTAGTTTTGGTCTCTAATTTCCTGGGAAGGCTGACCAAACCACACGCCAACATTTCTGGTTGAATCGCCGCTTGCGTTGGAGCGTTGGTCTGTTACCTTCATGCCCAAAAGAAGATTGCGAAGAGCCTCATCCTCTGAAAGAAGAAATGTCATAGTCCGCCTCCTAGGTGTGCTAATAGGCGTCCAGTAAGAAACTCTTCGGCCTCACTCATGCGGTTTGAAAATCGGCGAATGGCGTAGGTTGGTCGAGTTCCTGGAGTACCGAACTCTAAGTCTTGCGCCTCATCAAAATGGGCTGGATGAACGTGGGTAGTAAAGCCACCTGTAGGGCTGTAGCGGACGTGTAGTCCACGAACGATGTTATGAGGCCAGCCTGATGCTCGTGCCTCTGCACGAAGTTGTGCTGACATGTAGCGGGTTGTGTCGTGGGCTGAACGGTGAACTGCGATATGGTGTGGGCTGGTCACTTCTTCTTGCCCTTCGCAACTTTACCGCCGATGTAGCCTGCGAGTAGTGCTGCGAAGATTGGCTGTTTTTCTTTAGGACGAAAGCCGAACACACCACGCATGAACTCTTCACGTTCATGCTGATTGTTCATTTCAGCAACTTGTTCGTACCATGGCTTATGCGCCATCACAACCCCTTTATCGCAACCAGTGGGAACTGTAGTCAGGTTACGCATGTAAGCCTGATGCTCTAAGGATAAAGAAAAAGCCCCACTTTCGTGGGGCTAAGTCTTACTTCTTTTCTTTTTTGACTTTCTTGGCTAAAGCCTTGTCCATCTCTTTATCCTCTGCACGAGATGGTTTCTTCTTATCCATCTTCTTGTCAGCCTTTTTAAACGCCTTCTTTTGTTTTGGAGTCATGTCTTCCATAAGTTTGGCGTCTTGTTTTGCGTCAGACTCCTTCTTAGCCATTACATGCCCTTCTTACGGTTTGTAATGACCTTTGGGTTTTTAGCCGATGATGCTTTCTTACCCTTACGAAGGGCAGCAAAGTCTGCAGCATCGATCTTCTTTGGATTACCGCCCATGGCAGCAATCTTCTTTTGCTTAGGAGAGAGACCGTCAGCCATTACTTGGCCTTCTTAGCACGAGCAGCCTTGCATGATGCACAGGTGCACTTACATCCTTTTGCTGGCTTTCCAGCCTTGCAACCACAACCACACTTAACGCACATAGTTACTTACCTTTCGATTGTTTTGAAGCCCACATGTTATCAATCAAATTTGGCCAAGGACGACCAGCCTTTGCTGCTCGTGCCTTTGCCGCACTCTTTGCTGATGATGACAGAGGTGTAGACTTTTTCTTTGGATTCTTTGTATTCCAAACTTCTTTAGCCATTATTTCTTGCCTTTGTTTTTCTTGGAAATAGCGGCAGCCTTCTTCTTGGCATCAGCCTTAGAAGACGCACCCCATGCCTGAAGTGACAATAGCAATCTTGTTGGCTCACCATTTGGCTTATGTTCAGGTCCTGGCATTCCACCCATGCGTGCAAGGAATGATGCACGACGAGGGTTGTCGCCCTTCTTTACTGGAGCCTTAAGGTTATGGCCTTCGGCCTTTGCAGATGCACGACCTTCGGCGTTGAGACCGCCTTTAGGGTTCTTACCTTCAGATCTTTGCCATGCTGGTGTTTTAGCCACGTTACTTCTTCTTTCCAGCCTGAGCCATCTTTTCCATCTTGGCTTTTCCGTACTTCTTCATACCAG